AGAACGATGTTTCCATGACGGGCAACCTACGCGCGCCCATCATCGACATGCAAGAGCCGCAACCGGAACCGCCGCCGGACGGGCTGCTCGAGGCCGCCGCCCGCGTGGGTAAATCCGAAGACGTGAAGGCGATCGCTGAACAGCACGGCGTCGACCCGTCGACCGGCGAATTTGCGGAACAGGCGGATATCGATCTCTTGCGCGAACAAGGGCGGCTCACGGCCGGCGATGAAGCGGAGCTCGCGCTTGCCGATCAAACTGCCGCCGATGCCGAAGCCTATGCCGAAGCGCTGCGCGTGGCGGCGGCCTGCGTGATGGGCTAAAAGCCCGGAAACAGGGATGATCCGCGTTTTGGCAAAATCGCCAAAAAACCCATGTTTTGAGACCGAAAAGCCCGGAAAATAAGGTGATCCGCTCATGGCCTACATCGACCCCAATTGCCGCGCGATCGCCGCGAAAGCCGCCAACGGCAAGCTGACTGAGCAAGAGATCGTCGACGCGTTCGCGCGGATTGATCAGCACCGCAAGTCGCTCGAGGCGCAAGGCATGCTCACCGGCAAGGCTGAGCGGGTGCGCAAATGGGCCGAAGAGGAAGGCGAGCGCACGAAGATCGCCGCGAACATGCAACGCCGGCACGCGGCTCTGAACGTCCTCGTGCGCGATCGCGTCGATCGGCAAATCAAGGGGATGATCGTAGAGGGCGGGCTAAAGCCCCATCAGGCACTCCGCGCCATTCTCGAGGGTATCAACTCGAGCGCCCCCGGTTCCCGTGCCAGCGTGTACGCCACGCAACAAGGCTATGAAGCCCGCTACCTCGGAAGCATGTTCGCCGATCTCGAACGCGAACGCCCGCACCTCGTGCACGCCCTGGCCGACGAAAAGCTCGATGCCGACGTGCTGGCCGAAATGTGGGAATTGCGCGACGGCGGCAAGCCCGGATCGACCGGCAACGACGACGCGAAATGGTTGGCGAAGCGGTTCGCCGATTACGCTGAGCTCTCGCGTACCGATCTCAACCGGCTGGGCGCCTCGATTGGCAAGCTCGACGGCTGGGCGGGCGTCCAGACACACGATCCGATCGCCATGCTCCAGGTCGGCAAGGATGCATGGATCGGCCGGATCGTCCCGCTGCTCGACTTCAAGCGCACATTCCCCGAGGGCACGACGTCGACCGAAGCGATCGACATTCTCGGCGATATCTTCGATACGATCATCACGGGCATCCCCAACAAGAAGGGCGCCGCTGAGCTCGGCCAGCGGGTCAACCCGGCGAACCTCGCGAAGTCGCTGGGCGCCTCGCGCGTGCTGCATTTCAGCGATGCCGGCGCGGCCCTGACATACCGCGAGCAATTCGGCTACGGCAACACTATCGCCGGCATGTTCGCGCACCTTCGGCATATGGCCCAGGTCGGCGGCGTCATGGAAACGCTGGGGCCGAATCCGGAAGTCATGTTCCGATCGATCGCCGCGGGCCTCCAGCGCTCGATCAAGGAATCGAAGTCGATCCCCGACGTCGAAAAGGGCGCTCTGATCGACAAGCTCAATACCGATGCCGGCGCGCTGAAACAGGCGATCGACGTGTCGACCGGCCTCGTGTCCCGCCCGGTGAACGTCAATGCGGCGAAGATCATGTCCGACGTGCGCGCCGTCGAATCGATGGCGAAGCTGGGTGGCGCCGTGATCTCGGCGTTCTCGGACACGATGACGTCGGCGATCGCCGCGCAATTCCGCGGGACCAACTTCTTCAAGGGCATCACGGATCAAATCGGCGGCCTCATGCAAGGCCGGCCGCGCGGCGAACAGGGCGAGATCGCCTATTTGTTCAACGAAGGAATCGACGGCATGCTCGGCCATATCAATTCGCTGGGCTTCGCCACCGATGGGCCGGTCGGCGCGATGGGGAAGCTGCAAACGGGGTTCTTCAAGTGGAACGGCCTGACGTGGTGGACGGACGTCAACCGATCGGTTGCCGCGCGCACGATCTCTGCTGAGCTCGGGATGCGCGCCGGCACGGCATACGCTGAACTCCCGCCCGCCTTCCGGCACGTCCTCGCGCAATCGGGGATTGATGATGCGTCCTGGTCGGTGCTGGGCAAGGCGGCGCTGCGGCTCGACAACGGCCGGCCGTATCTCACGCCCGATCGCGTGCGCGAGATTTCCGACGTCGACATGCTTCCCCTGATCAAGGATCGCGTCGCGGCAATCCAGAAGCGCGGCGGCGCCAATGCCGAAGCTGCGATCCGCGCGGCGATCGGCGACGCCCGCCGGCGCCTCGAGCTCCAGGTCACGGGGTTTGTCTCCGATCAGACGTCGTTCGCGGTCATCGAAACCGACGCGCGCACGCGCCGCTACACGACGTTGGGGCAACGGCCTGGCACGCTCGCCGGCGAAGCCGTGCGGCTGATGATGCAATTCAAGGGCTTCCCGCTCGCGTTCACGACTCGAGTCTTCGGCCGGGCGCTCTTCGGGCATCGCAAAGACGCGGGCATGCTCGAACGGGGCGGGCATTTCGCAACCATGCTGGCCGGCCTTGTCATGGCGGGGTACGTGTCGATCGTCGCAAAGGACTTGCTCAAGGGGTACTGGCCGCCGCGCAATCCGACCGACCCGCGCACGATCATGGCGGCGCTGCAACAGTCTGGCGCCTGGGGCATCTACGGGGATTTCCTGTTCTCCAAGGTCAATCGCTTCGGCGGCGGCCTGACCGAAACCCTGCTCGGCCCCTCGATCGGCTCCGTCGGCGATCTGGCGAACGTTCTGCTCGACGCTCGAGACACGGCACTCACCGGCGGTGCCGACAAGTTCTCGAGCGCGCAAGCCTTCTCGACGGTGCTGAGCACCGTCCCGTTTGCGAACCTCCATCTGCTCAAGCCGGCGATGGATTACATGATCGTCAACTCGATCCGCGAGGCGCTGTCTCCGGGCTATATGCGCCGGCAACAGAAGAGCCGAAAGACAGAGTACGGGCAGGACGCAATGCCGGCGCTCATGGGCGCGCGGCCGTCGCTCGACCCGCTCAACATCACGCCATCGTTCTGATACGAAGGGGCGAAGCGCAAGAGGCGGCGCATACCGGGTGAGGGGTTCGGCATGGTCCGCGGGCTGAGTTACGATATTGTCGACGGGCTGTCGTCGTCGACGGCGGTCAAAGGTCCGGTGCTGGTCGCGACGACGGCGAACGTCACCCTCGCGGGCGAGCAGACGATCGACGGCGTGCTCACGGCCGAAACCCGCGTGCTGGTCAAGGATCAGGCCGATCCGACCGAAAATGGCATCTGGCGCACGTCCTCGGGGGATTGGACGCGCACCAAGGATTTCAGCCGCAACGACGACGTGAAGCCGGGGACGATCGTCAACGTCACAGGCGGAAGCACCAATAGCGGCATCTGGACCGTGTTGAGCGAAGACGATCCTGTGGTGATCGGCACGTCAGAGATCACCTTCGAATATTTCACGTCGACGATCGGATTTATTACCTCAGGGGCTCTCACCGCGATCTTGGCGAGCTATGCCATGCTGGCCTCGCCGGTCTTTACGGGCAATCCGCGCGCGCCGACACCCTCCCCCGGCGACAACGACACGTCGATCGCGACGACGGCCTTTGTGGCAGCGGCGATCACGGCCCTGATCAACGCGGCGCCCGGCGCTCTCGACACGCTCGATGAATTGGCGGCGGCTTTGGGCGACGACGCTAATTTCGCCACAACTATGACGAATTCTCTGGCGGCGTGCTTGAAAAACAACGTCGCCGACCAAACTATTACGGGAGGCGCCCGCGTCACTTCCTTGGATTTGGGCACGCCATCGGCCGCCTCTACCGTTACTCTCGACCCAGGCGACCGCCCTCTACAGCATTTGACTAATAATGCCGCCTTCACGTTAGCCCCCGGTTCAAACGCCGGGATTATCACCCTCGATATCACCAACGGAGCGTCAGCCGGTGCGATCACAACCTCAGGATTTACCAAAGTCGTCGGTGCGTTCACCACTACGAACGCTCACAAATTTCGCTGCTCTGTGTCTGTCGGCAATGCTGGCAGTCTGCTTTCCATCCAGCCTCTACAGTGAGGATCGGATGCTGATCTCCCCGCCCCTGCTCGAGGCATATCCAACGGCGTTTTACGACGCTGTGCAACGCGCCGGGGTTCAACTTGGCCTTGAAGCCCTGATCGATGCTGGGGACGCGCGAAGCTATGCCGGCTCCGGGCAAACGGTCACTGATCTGTCGGGCAAGGGGCTGGATTGCTGGCTTGGGAAAACGAGCGGCGCCGATACCAATGAGCCGACATTTAGCGGCGTCGCCGGCAGACAATCGGCCTCCGATTACTTTGCGTTTGCCGCGTCGGCTTCTCCTGGAGTGGTCGCGGCGAAGTCCAAAACGACATGGGTCAATTCGCTCCACAAAGACAATGCGACCTTCACCCTTGCGGGGTGGTTTTATGCGACGGCCGACAGTGGCTCGGGCGCGTCGTTTTTCCAGTCCGGCGATCCGACCGACCCCGGGATTTGGATTTACATCGGCCAGCCCGCACTTGGGTCGGACAATAAGCTCGGTTTCCGCAAATACAGCAACGGCGGCGCCAGCGAACAAGTTATCACCGACGCCGGTCCAACCGTCCCGTTTGGGTCATGGGCCTTTGTCGCGGTCTCTTTCAATGAGGCAACCGGCGCGCTCATCACTCAGGTGAACGGCACTCAGGTCACGGAAAGCGGGAAAACATACTCGACGAATGCCACGGCTGATATTGCCGGAATCAGCCTCAACACTTCCCCGCACACAGCATCGTCGAGCGCTCGAGTGGCATCGGTAGCTGGATGGTCCCGCGCTCTATCGGCTGCGGAAATGACGAGTCTGTTTGAGGCGAGCCGCGCAAAATACGGCGTCTAGTCCGAGCGCGCCTTCGTGCTAGATAAGAGGGGCGGCCTGCGGGTCGCCCCTTTGCTTTGGAGGATCGGGGTGGCAAAGAACGGCCGGCTAAACGACGACGATCTGTATCTGATCGGGAACGGCGGGCATCGCCTGACGCTCGAGGCCGCCGCGCGTTACCTCCAGATGAAGGCGGCCGCCGAAGCCGATGGGGTCTATTGGACCAACACCGACTCGTACCGCACCTACGATCAACAGGTGCAACTCAAGAAGGAAAAGCCGAAGCTCGCGGCGAAGCCCGGAACCTCAGAGCACGGCTGGGGCGAAGCGCTCGACCTTGCCACGCCCGATATGTCGGCCGGCGTCGGCAAGGGGTCGGCCCAATACAAATGGCTCAAGGCGAACGCGTCGAAGTACGGCTTCTACACGCTGACGTCGAAGAATGAGCCGTGGCATTGGGAATATCGCGGCGGCGCGACGGCGGCGCTCACAAAGACCGAAAGCGAGCGGCTTGCCGCGGTGAACCCCAAGCGCGCGATCCCTGCGCTCGGCACAGTCAAGGCGCTGCCGCCTGCTGATATCCCGATCGTCGCCAGCGAGATCGACGTCGCCCGGCCGGCGCCGAAGCCCATGTCGTCGACGGCACGCCTTGCGGCCCTGCGCTCAGAGATCACCCAGCGCAACGTTGCGCGGTTCGTTGAATCCGACGCGGCGCTCGGCGTGCTCAAGCCTCAGAAGAAATCCAGTCCCGAAGATTTTGCGATGACGCCGGGGCAAATGTACACGGGGCTGGCCGCTGGCGACACGGCGCTGTTCACCGATCCGCGGATCGGGATCATGTCGACGTTCGCGGCGGGAATGCCCGGCGTCGTCGTCCAGGACGTCCCTGAGGCTCCCGCGGCTCCCGACGTGCCATTGCCTCGCCGACGCCCGGAACCGCCGTCGACGACTGCGCCCGTGGCCGGAATGCTGGCGCCGGGGAACATCGATCTCGACAACCGCCAAGTCTATCGCGCCCCCGATGGCACGATCCGAACGGAAAACTCGATCTCGATCGGAACCGACGCGGGCGAAGTCCTGATCCCGACGATCATCAACGGCAAGCAAGTGTCGGACGATGAGGCGATCGAACATTTTGAGCGTACCGGGGAAAACCTCGGCACGTTCGCCACGCCAGCGGCCGCCGATATATACGCGAAGGGCCTTCATAATAGGCAGGCCTGGCACTACGGGCTCGCCGACGCGATTGCTGCGCGCAAGGGCGAGGCTGTGCCGCTGCCGCGTCCACGCCCGGAGCCGCCCGCAAAGGCCACGCCAGAGCCGGCGAAGCCGACGGAATACGCGATGCTCCCCAGCGGCAAAGAGATCGCCGTCGGCACGACGCGCAACGCGAAGGGCGAGCTCGTGACGATCTCGCGCGGCCCGGATGGCAAGGCGGTGATCACCAAGGCTGAAATCCCTTGGTATCTCAAGGGAGAGAACACTGTCGCCGCCGGCGCCGTGCGCGACGCTCTGACCGAAGAGGCAAAGAAGGCGATCCGCGGGGCGAGCGATGCTGTCGGCGGTCTTGCCCAGCCGGTGGGCGGCGCGATCGATGCGGCAAAGCAGGGCGCCGCCGGCGCCGTCACGTCGAGCATTGCGAAGCTGAACGGCCTGGTTCAATTTGTGTTCAACGATCTCGCGACGGCGCCCGGTGCCCAGCGGCCAACGCCGCCAGCGTCTATCAGTGGCGTGAGGATCGCGCCGGTCACTCGCCAGCCGGTCAAGCCGGGCGTGATCCCGCAATCGCTACTCGAGTCGACTCGAGTGGGTGCGAACCGATCGGTTGAGATCGTGACGGGCAAGCTCACGACGTCGATCGCTTTTGACCCGTCGCCCTCGAGCGCGGCGCAAAAGCTCGCAACGACGCCCTATGCCGGCGTTGCCGCGGCGTTCGATAAGAACTTCACGATCCCGCCCTCGCTGGCTCAGAAGGGCGCGAATACGAGCTCGACCCCGACGAAGACGACGACGATCACCAAGGGCGCTCCGCCCCCCAGCACGCCGAAGTCGAGCTTCATGGTTCTGGATTCGCCGTCGACACGGGCGGCGCTCGACCGCTTCGATGCGGTGACAAACACGAGCAAGAAGGCCGCGCCGTCGGCCTCGATCATCGAGCGGTCCGCCCCGATCAAAACCGAAACCGCGACGTCGACCGTAAAGACGCCGACAAAGGCAGGAATCACCGGGACGCCCGCCGCGCCGCCCGAAAAGAAGAAGCCGTTGCCCAGCGCTCCGCCGGTCAATCCGACGACGACGCCCAGCGCCAAGCCGACCTACAAGACGGTCACGACGACGAATCCCGCATACTCCGAATGGGCTTCGAAGTACGGCACGGATAGCCGCGCGTCCGCCGGCACGATCAAGGAAACCCAGACGAAGACCGTTTCCGCCCCGCCGGCTGCACCTGCGAAGACGATCACGACTCGTGTCCCGGTGACGGCGCCTGCTCCCTCGGGCTCGCCCAGCCGATCGAATGCGACGATCTCCGGATCGTCCTACACAATCCAGCCCGGCGACACGCTGTCGACGATCGCGCGCCGATCCGGCACGACGGTCGCGGAGCTCCAGCGGATCAACGGGATTGCCGACGCCAACAAGATTTATGCTGGCGATCAACTGGTGACGACGACGCGCACCACGTCGATCCCGACGTCGGCGCCGACGCGCGCCAACACGGCGGCGGTTGCGGCCGTCAACGCGATCAACACTAATCCCAACGTCGGCGGGCGAGGCGATCGGTGGGATGGCGTTCTCGATCAGTTTGGCATGATCATCTGAGCGTGCTACGCCGGTGCCCTCATTGAAGGGGGCTTCGCATGGTTCCGACTTCCGCACAGCTTGAAGCCATTGCCGGTTTCAATACCAACGACTCGAATGTCGCGTCGGTCGTCGTCGCGCTCGAGCGCTACGGAAAGACGTTCGGTCTCGATCTGCCGCACCGTCTCGCGCATTTCCTCGCCCAGCTTTCCCATGAGAGCGGCGGCTTCAAGTATGATCAGGAGATCGCCAGCGGCGCCGCCTATGAAGGGCGCAAAGACCTGGGCAACGTCCAGCCCGGCGACGGCAAGCGCTTCAAGGGCCGGACCGGGATGCAAATCACCGGCCGCGCGAACTATCGCGAATTCACCGTTTGGTGCCGCAAGAATATCGGCGGGACGGTCCCCGACTTCGAACAGAACCCGGAGCTCGTCAACACTGATCCGTGGGAAGGGCTCGTGCCGATTTGGTATTGGTCGACCCGCAAGCTCAACGCGCTCGCCGACGAAAACAACATCGAGCAAATCACCAAGAAGATTAACGGCGGCCGCAACGGGCTCGAGGATCGCTTGACGCGCTACACGCGCGCCGGCCTCGTGCTGCTCGGATACGACGCCGACGATATCGAGTCCTTCCAGCGCGACTCGAAGGCGGCTGGCGTCTATGCCGGCAAGGTCGATGGTGACGACGGGCCGAAGACGCGCGCGGCGCTGCATATGACGCTCGCCGCCATGTCGCCGACGGCCGTCACCCAAGACGTCAAGCCGGCGCCCGTGGTCACGGTCGAAGAGAAGACGGTCAACGTGCCGATCCCGGTCAAAGTGCCGGAAGTGCCCAAGGGCTCCGACAAGCCGGGGATTTCGCGCTGGTTCGGCGGCATGTCGCTCGTCGGCCTGGGGACGTTCTTCACCGATCTGCCGATCGGGCTCAAGTATGGCGCGGTCGGCCTCGCGATCCTGCTGATCATCGCCTTGATGTGGCGGAGCGAGCAAATCGCGGCGCGCGCCAAGCGGGCGGTCAAGGCGATCGAAGACGTCTTCGGGTGACGCTCGAGCGGTTCTATATGGCGTGCGCGGAATTCTTCATCCGCCGCGCCATAGCGGAGAGGGAAAAGCAAGATGCTCGGATGGCTGCTGATACATCTGCCGTGGTGGGCGTGGGCGATCGCGATCCTCGCCGTGTGGTGCGCGCTGGCGTTCGCCGTTGGCTCCCTGTTCGGCTGGAAGTATGCGCGGTGGATGATCTGGCCGGCGATCTTCATCGTTGGCCTCGTGGCCGTCGCGCTTAGGGAACGGCAAGCCGGATATCGCCAGCGCGAGGCAGAGGATCAGAAAGCCATTGAACGGGCCGAAGAGATCGTCGACGACAAGCGCGATGAGGTGCATAAGCTTCCCGACGATGAACTCGACAAGAGGCTCGACCGGTGGGACCAAGAGTGAAGAACCTTGCGACCGCGATCGCTTGCGTGACCGTGCTTGCGATCCCGGGGTGCTCGCATTTTGGCATCGGCCTGCCGTGCACGGTCGGCCCGATCGAATTGAGCAAGGGCGCGTCGACCCGGCTCACGCGTTCGGAGAAAGAGCAAATCGTGACGCTGAACGAAACTGGCGAAGTGCTCTGCGCATGGCGGCCCAGCGCCTAACAAATTTACTACCTGACGCAACGATTTCGATTTAAGCGTAAAAGACATGGGCCGGGGCAGGGCCACCGAACTAACAGGCTGATTTGGCCGTTCCTTGTAGGTGGATGCTGTGACCGGAGCCCAAGAAATGTCCCTGAGGCAGTTCGTCGACTCGGTATGGTTTCGCGCCCTGTATCGGGCTGCGATCATCGCCGTGCCGGTCCTCGGCGGCCTGTATTGGTGGACATGGGATAGGGCGCAGACTGACGCCATGCGCGAGGTCGCCAGCGTGAAGGCCGCTCTCGCCTCCGCCAACTCCACGCTGGCGGTCAGGGCGAGCGATTCCGAAAACTTCCAAGGTGAGGTTCGCGAAGCGGTCGACGATCTCGGCGCCAAAGTCGATGAGCTCGACGACAAGGTGTTCAAGACACAAGTCGACGTCGGGGTGATCAAGCGGCTCGTGACGGAACTCCGCGATCAATCGGTCGAATCGGCTTCGCTCGATCCTCTCGATCGCGGGCGGCCTTTGCCAGTTCGGTAAGCGCCTTGAGGTCCAAGCCCGATGTTTCACGGGCGACAAAGAGCGCGATCGCCATTCCTGCACGCATAGAAAAACTCCCGGTTGTGGTGAACCGGGAGCTAATTAGCCTGACCTTCCCTAAGGATCGGTTAACGGCGGCGGCGCGCGCGACGTTCCGCGATATCTCGGCGCGCGCGCTCGATCGAGTCCAGGGCGTCGACGGCATCCTGCTTGCGCTGATTGAGCTCGGCGATCTGCGCGTCGATGTGCTCGACCGTTTGCTGCATCTGGATCGCCTGGGCGGCATAGACCATGTCGGTGGCGTGGGAATAGTCCATGAACACGGGCTGGGGCATCGCTTGCGCAATGGCGGCCGCCCCGGCATCGGCGATGATCTCGCGATCTGCGGCCTTCATGGCGGCACTCAAGGCGCCGGGCTGGCGGTGCGGGGCGGTGTCCTCGACTTCGGTCTCTGGCTGATCGTTCATTGTCTGCCTCTCTTCTGAAACGGCCGGCCCGGAATTGGGCGGTGGCCTTGCTGAAATCCCCGGCTCTTGATCGATCCGGGCTTCTTTGCCGGCCGCTCTATGTCGAGCGGAAGGCGGTTCTTGCCGTATCGCTTGATCGCAGCGATGCCGGGAATATCCTCGCCGTTGGTCTTCCGATAATCGCAGCTAGCGGGACCGTCATTGCAAAGCACCTTGCAATTGCCGATCGACGAGTCGCGGCTGCGCCGGAACGGGATCGTGTGGTCGAAGCGGTAGGGCACGCCCTCGAGCTCGCGGCCGCACCCTTCGCACCGGCCGCCGCACCGCTCCCAGGCCGCCCGCCGCACGGCGTCGGTGAATTCCTTGCGGTCGATCGGATCGGGTAGGCGCTGGCTCACTCCCAATAGCTCCACTCGGCCGCGTCGAAATAATCGTCGGTCCAATAGTCCGCGTGCGCGTCGTCGCTGATCGACTCGCAAATGGCATCGTGAAGCGTCTTGCCGAAGTCGCCGACTCGAGCGTCCCAGGCGGTGCGCGGAACCTCGATCCCGTACCGCGGCGGCCGCTCTTCGGTCAGCCATGTGACGCTGGTCAGATAGAACACGCCGCCCGCGCCTGGATCGTCCCAGCCGTTGCCCTGCTCGGGGTAATCCTCCCATTCATATTCGACGTCGAACCAATGCAGGCAATGCGGGATCGACGGAAGCCAGAGACACGCGCGCGCGCTGCCGCCGCTCAAAACGGCATCATGTCGTCGGGGCACGGCGGCCCGATGAAGGTTCGAAGGCGGCGAGCCTCGGCGATGTGGTGGCGGATGCCTCTCGACTGACGTTCCGGATCGCGGCCGTTCAATCCAAGCCGAAGCTCGGCGCTGTAGATCGCAACGCGGCGGCGCCAGTCACCGGCACGCCTAAGCTCCTTAGCGGCGATCGCGGCCGGGTTTCCGTCGGTCGCCCGCTCGGCCTCTTGGCGCAAGGTGTGCCGGCGCTGGTGAATATACGGCCGCTCTTCCTCGGGCGGCTCGTCGTCTTCGACGTAATCATCGTAGGGGCTGCGCAACTTCCATTCGTCATAGGAATCGCGCCATGCGTCCGGTCGCTCCCAACTCATTGCACGGCTCCCTGCGGCGGGTGCGCGTCTTCCCACTCCTGCCAGGGCTCATAGCGCTTCCCCGTCACGGCCTCGGTATAGGCGCCGACATATGTTCGGGTCATTTCGAAACATACCTGCAACTCGGCGAAATCCATCTTGTCGCGCGCCATGCTCTGCGCCTCCTTCTTCACCGATCCGTCGCGCTGGGGGTGCGTGATGCAGAAGCCAAGCTCGCAAAGGATCATGCGGCGAAGATGGTTCGCCGTCGGATATTCGGTGCCCGGCCCGGTGTTGGGCAGGTAATCGAAAACCTCCTGCATCCCCGTCATGTAGCGGCTGAGCAAGCGGCCGTGCTCGTCGTCGACGGCGCTCTTTGCGATCGTGAGATAGCAGTGGAACCGCGTCCCGCGGGGGAGCTTTTCTATTTCCTCGGCGGCCCATGCGTCCGCTGGGATTAGCGCGCCGCTCCGCACTTCTACAGCGATGGGGGCTTCTTTGGATTTACTCATGGCCGTGTTCCTCGCGGGGCCAACCAAAGATGCTGGGGCCATCCCCGGTATATGCGCCCCTTCACAGTGATGAAATTCAGCCCAGCGGCATTGGCGGCCTCGCGCAGCAAGCGGCCGCCAATGCGGATAGTGTCGCGCCTGTTAAGTTGCTGTTCTTCGGCCGTCGCCCAACGGCAATTCCCTGGCTCATAGTTTCCGTTGTTGTCGGGGTGGCGGTCTAAGCTGTGCTTCGGCGACGGCCGGGTGCCCATATCCTCAAGGAAGGCGGCGAAGCTCTCTCGCCAGCGAGCGCATACCGCGATCCCGCGCCCGCCGTAATCAGAAAAGGACTTGTTAGCGGGGCGCTCACACCGCGAGATCATCGCCTGCCAAGCGCGATACTCTGGCGTCTTCTCGCCGCCGATCCTACTCAACCCGTGGGTTTTTGGCATTGGCGTGCCTCTCCTGCTCGGCTCCCCGGAATGCAGGGCCGAAATGTTCCTCGAGGCGCCGCACGAGATCGCGGCCCTCAAGTGTGTCGATCGTGCCGGTCTTGATCAGCATCCGGCGGATCGCGCGGTTCTCTTCCGCGCTCAACATGAGCGGGTGGCGGTAGATCGTCACCATTGGCGCCCCGCACTTCCGGCGAATGGGATTTTCTTGAAGGGCTTCGGGCCGATCACGTCGCGGGGTTTCCGCGGCTCGTGCGCTGCAATAGTGCGCTGCACGTCGCCGAATGACGTTCCGACGGCCGCAGCGATTTCGCGCATTGAGGCCTTGGGGTGCTTGGCGCGGTATTCGAGGATAACTTCGACGGGGATGGTCATGTCCAATCCCAATGAATGATGTGGCCGGTAAACGTTGGGCGCTTCACGCTGGTGAAGAAGCCGAAAAACTGTGCGATCGAATCGAAGCCGTCGGCCATCACAAGATCATGGATTTGTCGGCTATGGAGTTGCTTGCCATCGACGATCACGATCATGTTGCCGATCTCGATCGCCTCGATCTTCGTCACAACCGGGTCGACGTCGAACAGCTTGCGCCGCATGCCCGGCCTATATGGGCCGGTCCAAATCTGGATCGCGTCGCCGACTTTGAACCGAAGCCTGCCGGCGCGGATCGTGTGCTTCTTCGTGCGGGCCTCGACCGCCGGGACGAATCGTTCTTTGAAGCCTAGCAACGTCAATTCGATCTCCTGGGTGTGGTGGTGGGGGAAGGCCGGGCGGACCTTCCCCCGTATCCCTCTGCCTGGGGGTGGGTTTGTGGTGGCAGAGGAATTAGACCGCGATCAGCAGGCGCCGTTGCTCTGGCTCGACGAATTGCTCTGCGCGTAGCCGGTCAGCGGATTGTGACCGTTATGCGAGAACGAGATCGTCGAGGTGTTGCACACCGGGTCATTCCGGGTTCCGCCGGGGATCGTGGCGCCGGGGATCACCGCGCCCGGGATGGTGTATTCGGACGGCCCCGGAAGCTGCTTGCTCTGGACGCCGACGAAAACACAATCGCGCTGGAACTTGAACGTTTTGGAGACGCCGACGTATTCGTGCCACGGGCCGCACGGTCCCTCGGGGTCGGCCCAATCGGCAGGAATGCCGCCGGTCGCGGGAACAACCACCTTGGTATCGGGCAGTTTGGTGTCGGGGAGCTTCACGTCCGGAAGCTGAACGACGATGGTGCCGTCGACGTTCTTGACCAGCGACTTATCGTGCGGATTCACCTTGTAGCCGTTATGGATCGCGGAGGCGGTGATCTGGCCGACCTGGACGATGGTGAGGGCGGAGGCGGGCACCGTAAGCGCCATCGCAATCGCGGCGGCGAGAAGAAGGGGGATTGGTTTCATTTTTGATAAAAGTCTCCAGTTAGGATGCGGGATTGCATCCGGCGGCGCGTCCAGCGGAACCGGGCGCGCGACGGGGTGCAAATTCAAGTGCCCCGTGCTCCGGGGAAGTTCTTGTCGATGAGGTCGAGCGTCGCTTGTTCCTCGGCTTCCGTGCGATCTCGGCTGATCACCTCGCCGCCGATCTTCTGCTCGAGGCGCTGAATGTGCTTGGTCTTCATGTCGATCGCCTTGCCCATGCGCTCGGGATCGCGCGAAAACTCGCTCTCGATATCCAGTGAACTCCACGTCTCTTCGATATCGTCTTCGGTCTTCGCCTGACCTAGCCAGTGCTCGAGATCGGCGAGCAACTCGTCGGGCGTGCGCTCGGTGCTCACGCCGCTGCCGTCGTCGTTGAAGTCGCCGGCCTGATCTGCCGGGGTTTGAGAATTCCCCGAATTGCTCGCGTTTGTTGATTTGTCCGTTTCGCCAGCGGAAGCCGCGCCCGCTTCACTTTTCGCACCTTCTGGAAGGTCCGGTTTATGAAGTGCGGGCGCGGCCGGCCCGCCGGTGGGTGGGGGTGGTTCGTCGTATTCGGGAAGGGCGGGCGTCGCCGGCTTGGCCTCGATCGCTACCGGCGCCGAGTCGATCGTGCGGCCTTCCATTTCCTCGGCCGCGTAGGTGTTGCCCAACTCTTCGGGGAACGCCTTGCGTAGCGCGGCCGCCTCGCCGCACTTGTCTAGCTGGCCGCGCGGCCGCTTCATCCACATTGCGTTTGGCATGAGGGTGTCGCGGCCCGCCGTCGCGTAAGCTTCATCCCAAAAGACTTGGGCGGTGAAGGCCATGCGCTGGCCCTCGACCATGCGATAGACCGTCACTTCCGCATATTCTGGATATTCGACGACGGTCTCAATCTGACGGGTCGAGCGGTCTTCGTTCTCAACCGTCGTGAAAAAGCTGCGCTTTGTGATCGGTCCCCATTTCACGGGGTCGATGCCGGCATAGTTGCCGGTGCGGTGCGCCGTCGTCCTGATCTCGGCGATGCCCGGCCAAACGGTTTCGACCATTTTGCCAAGGGCGCTCGACCACATCGGCACGATATGAACGGGCCGCTTGTAGATATCCAGCTTGCGAGCGCGGCAATAACTGAGCGCCATGCCGATAGCTTCGACGCTGCGGGCGTTCGGGAAAATCTGATCGACGAGAACGCGCCACTGGTCGGCGGTGACGTCGAATTCTTCGGCGACGCCCTTGACGATCGGGAGGCGCGACGGCGCCAATCGGGCAACTGCCATGCCGGGCGGGGGTGTCGTGTCGTTTTGCTTAGTCATCGTGCCTCTCCTAGAACGGCAAATCGTCGTCGATCACAGGCGCCGGTTCTTGAAATGATCGTGTGTCACTGATCTACAAACTCCACACCCGGCATTTTGAATTTGACGCGAGCCGCCTGATCCGCGCGCTTCTGGAGGCACGCGTTGAGATCGGGATCGTCGGCCGCGAGTAGTGCGGCGACGAATGCGGCCTTGTCGACGATCACGCCCTTTTGGGCCTTGGCCTTCGATGTGGCGCGGCTGTAGGCGCCCCCCTGCACGACGGGCTTAGCAACCTCAACCGGCGCCTCTGCGGCCGCTTGCTGGGCCTGCGCCTCGATCTCGTCGGCCGTGGGCACCACGATCTCGGGCTCGGGCGGTGGCGCCTCGCCGGCGGCTTCCGCCTGCTTGGCGCGCTCGGCGGCCTCGCGCTCCTGTTGCTTGCGCCGTTCCTCGGCTTCGCGCGCAAGGCGCTGCCGGGTTTCCTCGGCGATGCGGTCGCGCTCGATCTTCTCGAGCCGGGCCTTCTCCGCCTTCTGGAACGCGTCGATGCCGGTCAAGAGCTCGGCGGCTAGATCGCTCGCTGGCTTGAGAACGGGAACCCATTTCGCCTGCACGGCGTCGGCGCCGTCGTCGAAGGGCTTCTTCTCGACCTTCCGCTTGTCCTCGCCCAACTTGCCCAGCGCGCGGATATCGTCGCGCACCCCGGCGGCGGCCTCGGCTTTAGCGAGGGTATCGATCTTACCGATCGCCTTGCCCTTCTCGATGAGCGCCGCCAGCTTGGTTTTGATCTGTAGCCAGAAGGCGTCGACTTCCTCGCCCGTCTTCTCGTCGATCACCATGTTGCCGCCCTGGCTGGCCGGCGTGTCGGGGATGATATCGAATCGATCTTCGTCGCTCTGCGGGATCGCGCGTTTGCCGTCGCTCGGCCATTCGCCGCGGCTCAGCGCGCCTTCGAATTCGATTCGACGCACGGCTTTCAGGCGGAGAAACGTGCCCTGCATGAAGTCGTCGACGTCGACCGGCTTCGCTGCGCCATTGGCGAACGTCGCCGTGTAGCCCCCATCGGTAAGTTCGATGTGCACCGGCCAATCGGTCTTGGTCTTCGCCGCCATGACGCGCCAGTATCCGAGTAGCGCGGCGGGGTCGGTGATCGTCTGGCGCTGCGGGTCGACCGGCTCGCCGCCGGCTTCGGTTCGCGTGATCTCGGCTTTCCAATATTCGCGTGCCATGTGTTCCTTGCCTCCTTGTCGGATCATCGTTCGCATGCTAGCGCTGCGTCGTCAAGCATCACAATGCGACAAGGGATGACGATGAAAACACGCACCACGATCACGATCGAGGCCGACCTAAAGGGTAAGATCGAACAAATCGCGGCCGATGAGCGACGCGAATTCTCGGCGCAACTTTCGATCCTGATCGAAGAAGCGCTCGCTGCCCGGAAGTCGCGCAAATGACTGACGCCCTCCCTTTGGTGTCGGCCTGCGCCACGGTCGAAGCGACCCTCGCCAAGCTCGAGGGCGACGAGCTCGTGAAGCAAATGTCGGAAGTTGTTTCGGCGACACTCGACAACCCAATGCTGCCGATGTTCGCGCGGATCGCGGCTATGTCGATGCTGATCGGCGGCTCTGCGGTCGGGGCGATCGCTGCGATCGAAGAAGATAACGCCCAGGTCACGCAATTTCACCGGCACGATCTCGTGCCCGATATCGCCGCGATGCTGCGCGCTGCGGCGACGATCTACGAAGAACTCGCGCTGCAAGTGGCGAGCGCTGTCCCTCAACCGCCGGCTGGGGCACCGGCAAACCAGGAGTCCGAAGATGGGCGAGAAGACGGGAATAAGCTGGACGGATAGCACCCAAAATTTTTGGGAGGGCTGCACGAAGGTCGGCCCTGGGTGTGATTTTTGTTACGCCGAGTCGCGCGATCAGCGCTATCACGCTGGCGCGCATTGGGGGCCGGGCGCCCCGCGCCGGCAAATGTCGGTCCACACGCGCAACAATCCCGGCCGCTGGCAGAGAGACGCCGCGGCGTTCTTCGCTGAGCACGGCCACAAGCGCCGGGTCTTCTGCTCGAGCCTCGCCGATATCTTCGACAACGAAGTGCCGGACGAATGGCGGGCCGAAGCGTTCCGGACAATGGAGGCGACGCCCGATCTCAACTGGCAGTTGTGCACCAAGCGGGTGAGCAACATCGTGAAGATGATCCCGGCTGGATGGACGGGCACCGTTGGCGGAATGCGCTGGCCTCGGAACGTCGGCGTGCTGATCACGACGGTGACGCCCGAAGAGATCGTGCGCGACGTGCCGCGGCTGCTCGAGCTCAAGCGCCGGTTCGGTATCCCGTGGGTTGGCCTGTCGATCGAACCGATGATCGCCGACGTTTCCGACGCGCTGCTCGAGCTCGGCGGCGATCTGATGGAAGTGAACTGGATCATCCTCGGCGGCGAGTCGGGGACGCATGCGCGGCCGTGCGATCTCGATTGGATGCGCCGGGCGATCGCGGCCTGCGAACCTGTCGGCCCGGCAATCTTCGTAAAGCAGATGGGCGACAATGTGCTGTTGCCGCCCTCTGCCCCGGAGTTCACCGGCAAGGGCGCCGATCCGGCGGAGTGGCCCGAAGACCTGCGGTTGCAGGAATTCCCGGCGGCCCTCAATTGAAAGCCGGCGACGTCGTGAAGTGCAAAGCCGACTGGTGGGCGAACGCCTATGGCGATCGCACCTATGCCGTAACCTGGCATGATCCGCCGCGCATGATCATCGAAACCAAGCGGGTCGGGGGCGCGAACTTCCTCAAGTTTGAGGACGTCCCCGACTGCTGGTTTTGGGACGATGGATTCGAAAGGGCGAAGCTGAATTGAGCCGTTTTCACTCGATGGTCGAATTTCAGACCATGCGGCGCGAAGAGCTTCGCCGCTGGGCCGCCGGCGATCGCACGGTCAAGCCGCCGGCGACGGGGCTCTCGCCCGCCTATTTGCCCTGGTCAGACCGGCACGTCACCATGCTCAATCGCCAGCCGCGCCCGGATAGCGCCGGGCGCGCGCCCTATGCCGGCAAGGATGATGATCGGTGAGAAACGCCGGCTTCAAGTCGATGCGCTACTCGACGGACCGGACATTCGCCGACAAAGCGAAGCCGGTCTATATCTGCCGCAATTGCGAGACGTGGCACGATCCGATCTGGCATGATCGCGCGAAGCGCATGGGCGAGCCGCACTTCTGCAAGCAATGCGGCCGCGTCGGCGACTTCGAATATTTCCAGTCAAGCGGCGAGGCAAAATGGTGGGTGCGGTTGCTGCGACGGCAAGAGGATGGATTGATCCGCGAGCTCGAGCGGCAATATCGTATCCCCCTGATCGCGTGTCACAAGGACACCGGCAAACCCGTGGCGTTCGGGGATTACTACGCCGACTTCCGATTCTATGACGTCGCCAACGGCAAGCGCGTGATCGCAGAGTGTAAGCCCGGCGCCGAACTAACCTATGAGTCCAGAATCAAGATCGGCTGCGCGATCGCGATGGGCTACGAAATCGAGTTTCTGACCTGATGGGCACGCTGGGCAAGCGCTGGGCAAAAACGCGCCGCTTCATAGAAGCTCACGTCGATGATCCGGCGGGGGCGTGCCTGATCTGGCCGTTCGCGCGGAATAACAAGGGGCATGCGATCGTTCATGGTGGCGTCGCTGCCCGCGTTATGTGCGAGCTCGCGCACGGCGCTCCGCCAACGCCGGAACATGAAGCTGCGCACAATTGCGGCAACGGGCATATGGGCTGCATTCATCCCCAGCATTTGCGCTGGGCAACTCACCAAGAAAATTCGCTCGACCGCGCCATTCACGGCACGGAAAATCGCGGCGAGCGCAACGGTAGCAACAAGCTAACCCGCGATCAGATTTTAGAAATTCGTGCGCGCCACACGTCCAAGCGCGTCGATCTCGCCAGTGAGTACGGCGTGACTCCGGGGACGATCAGCAACATCATCAACGGTCACAAGTGGAAGTGGCTCAAAGGAGAGGCAAATGCCTGACGGGCATAACAACGTAGATTCGACCATTCTTAAGCTCGCCGAAGAGTATCAGGCGACGGTCGTTAAATCCCGCGAACTCAATGAGCGGCGTGCGGAGATACGCTCGAACGTTGAGAAAATCGGGATCGATCCGGTGGCGTTCCAGGCCGGGCTGCGCATGGCACGCGACATGACGACAGGCGAGCGGAGCGACTACACGGGCTCCCTCAATCGCGTGCTCGGGGTTCTGGACGGCAAAGAGGCCGACCTGTTCGGCGCCGACGATATCGCAAAGCGCGACAAGCGCGCCGCCAAGCGCGCCGAACGTGAGCTTAAGAAGGGCACCGCTCGCGAAGCCCAGGACGACAAGTCGGACGCAAATCCCAAGTCCGATCCGAAGCGCGGCGGCGCCGGCCGCGGCAAGAAGACCGAAGAGACGTCCACCGAAACCGCTCCGCCGACGACGCTCGCCCAAGCCTCAAAGCAGAGTGATGCGGCTGTCGCCGAGTCGCTCAAAGAGGTCCAGGCGCGCGAACAGCAGGAAGGCGGCGCCGTGCTCGACACCGTAGGCACCGCCTCTGTGGATAAGGTTGTGGATGGGGGCGGGGAAACCGGCGCTCCGATCTCGCAATCGCAGAAGGCCGCGGACAAGCTCGCCGCTGCGAAGTTGAACTAACCGCCGAATCTGGCGCAAAAAGAAAGCGCCCCGCGCGGTTGAGGTGCGGGACGCTATGACTACCCGGTTGAGGTTGCGGACCTTTGGAAGCCGGGCGGCTCCATCGATATGATGGATTCGCCGTCGCATGCCAATGGTCGCCCTGATCGGTTCCACATAATCGGGGAACACATGAGCGACGGCCCTTGGATCAAGTTCTACCCTGCCGATTGGCTCACCGGCACTCGCGGCATGTCGGCCGCTGAGATCGGCGTCTATATCACCCTCATTGCCATGATGTACGAGAAGGGCGCGGCGATCGTGCCCGACGTCTCGCGGCTCGCTCGCGCGTGCGGCATCCCGGCCGCGTCGTTCTCGCGCATTCTCGACACCCTGATCGAGACGCGGAAGCTCACACAAACCGACGTCGGCCTATTCAATGAGCGCGTGCAATCCGAGCTTGCGACACGTCAACTTGCTAGCGTCACGGCCGCGAACAGTGCGCGGGCACGTTGGGATAAAACACAACAAAATCAACAGCCAGAAAATGCGCCCGCTATGCCGACGGCATCCTCGCGCGCTCGCGCAAGAAATCAGAAACCAGATATCAGAAAGGATCATCCTTCGGATGATAGTGCGACGCTGTTCGGCAAGCCGCCAGCGACGCCGCGTGAATTCCTCGAAACAGTGCTCGACGCGAAACACGCTGACGCCGTGCTCGATCATCGGCAACGACTTCGCAAGCCACTGTCGATGCGGGCGGCCGAACTCATGGCGCAGGAATTCGCAAAGTGCTCCGATCCCAACGAGGCGGCCGATCTGATGATCGCCAAGGCATGGACGGGGTTCAAAGCCGATTGGTGGGAGAATGAGCGGCGGGGCGGATCAGCGCCCCGTGCCGGGCCAGGCGGCCGCCGAATGACTGCCCAAGAACAAACCCGTGAAAACTTGAGAGACAAAATTGGCGACGTACTCAACCGAAGAACAGCGGCTGATGAAGGCAACGGCGATATTCGGATTGCTGGAGTCATATCATCAACTTACCGAAAAACTGACTGAATCGTTTCTCGATGGCTTCGTGAGGCAAGTCGAGGATTGCCGGCCAGAAGCGGTTCAACAGGCGTGCGACCGGATCGCCTCAGGCCGGGCGCCTGGGGTTAACTCGAACTTCCCGCCGACGCCTGCCGACGTCGCGATTTCGGCGCGGCTATTCGAGGATATCGCCGCGCGAGGGGAGGGGCGCGAGCTCCGGCTTCACAACGGCCTGATCGAAATGGATTGGGGGCGCGGCCGCGTCGATATGCGCGGCCTGACGACGGAGGAACAGGATCAGATTATCGACGCCGGGGGCATGATCGGCAAGCAGAACGCGGCGACGCTGAACCTCGAGGAAAAGCGCGCGGCGTTGAAGGGGATCGAGCTCGAGAACAAGAGCGAAGCGCCGAAGCCGCGGCTCCAGAGGATGACTGATCAATGAGCTCGTTCGATCCCGATGAGTTTTGGGCGCCCAAAGAGGACAAGCGGGAAACCGTGCGGCGCATGTTCGCAAAGGCCGGGATCACGCCCGACGGCGGCGAGATCATCGGCGGCCGGCCGGAACCTCAGGGGATGAACCTGCGCCCGATCGATGAGCGCGACGGGTTCTTCGTGCCCGACGGTGGCGAGCGGCCGATCTCGCCGACCCTGGCTGAGCTCGTGCATTATCGGCCGCGGTCGACTCGAGTCGACGTGCCGGGCTCCGACGAAGGCGAGCTCGCCAGCTTGGAGGAATCGATCCGTGGCTAGAACCGACACCTTCACCCGTGTGACCGGCGGCGGCTGGCGCAAGATCATGGAATACAACGGGGCGCTGTTCTATCAGGCGGTCGGTGCGCCGGACGTGTGGATGCGCTCGAGCATGGTCAACGGCCGTGAGCTCCTATCCTACGCCTGGGACGGCGACGGGCTCGTGTGGCATAGCCTGACCGAATTGCTCCAGGCGATCGAGCGAGGTCCGCTCGAATGATCACCGTCGACGATCTCAAAAAGCTCGAGTGGAAATTCACCATGCACGCCGACGGCGGCGACAAGCGCGGCCGCTTCTCGATCAACTTCGCCAGCGCTGAATTCCGGGGTGAGAAAATCGAGGGCTGGAAAAAGGTGTGGCGCGCACACCCTGGCGTGTACGAGTCCGGCTATCGGTTCCGAGACATGACGTTCCCGACGCTCGCCAGCATTGCGCAATTTATCAACAAGGCGACGGACGTCGGTGACGAAACCCGCGGCGTTGGCAATGACGACTGATCGGGGTAATGTCCCGATCACCGCGGGGCAGGCGGCTCCATAGCAACAGCAAAATCTAACGGAGCTTCAACATGGTTTCCAAACGTCCGGATCGCTCGATCCTCGGCAAAGACTTGATGATGGGCGGCCAGGGCCAGCTTATCTCTGCGATGAGCGGCACGAAGATCGATATCACTCCCAAGTGCGTCGACTGCTCGATCACGGTCGGCGCCGAAGCCGACGACGCCCGCGCGATCACGATCCAGCTCAAGGACGCCGACGGCGACGATATCGATTATGTCGAAGAGGTCGAGATCGGCCTGTTCCTCGACGCCGGCCGGCTGGCCTATGTCGTGACCGGCGGCTCGACCGGCATCGCGATCGGCACTGACGGCGCGCTGCTCACCCTGGTGGCGAAGAAACGCTTCCTCGCCACGTCCGAGGCCGACGGCGATATCGATCTGACCTGGACGGACACCGGCACGGAAGTTGCGTTCCTCGGCGTGAAGCTGCCTACGGGCCGCTGGGTCATGTCGAGCGCACTGACCAACGCCTAACCTCTGGCGGGGACGGGGCCGGCCGGGGCTGCTGGAAAGCGCCCCGGCCTTCTCATGTCATCGGTTGCCAGTACCGCCCGATGAATATCGCGACGCCAGCAATCACCAGCGCCGCGATGATGATCCAGAAGATGATGTGCTCGCGGCGCGTCAATTTCGCCCCTCGAGGTAATCGATCAGCGGCAACGCCGCCTTGGGGGCGCGAACCTTCGGGCCGCCTCCCCATGCCGCCCACGCTTCTTTGGCCGCCTGGATGATCCTGCCGGCCGGGCGCACGCCTTTAAGCCGCATGCGGTTGGTGTGGGCTTTGTTGAGCTCGAGCCCGTTCGCGATCGCCAGCCGCAAGATCGATCGCGTGTCGCTGGGCAGGGCGGCGCCGGGCACGGTAATGGTGACCAGCAGGGTCACGTCCTTACGCTTGGGCTTTGCCACGTTCGGCCTCCTTGTATGCGGCGATCCCTGCCGTGAGGGCCTTGTCGATATCGGCGATCGCGGCGTTGATCGTCTCGATCCGGGCGGCGTTCTTGTCGATCTTGCCGGCCTCGGGGGCGTAACCCTTGGAGGCGCGGCGCTGCACGCGGGCGAGCTCGCGGGTGAGGCAAGAGCGCATGGCCCTCGCCTCATAGTAGCCGGTCGAGATCGCGATCGGGGCCTGGGCGATATCGACGATCATGGCTTCACCTTCGCCGCGATCTTCACGCGCTTGACGTAATCGCGGAAAATCTCGTCTTTCTCACCGTTGGCGGCCTCGCGATCGGTAAGCACCGCCTCGAGGATTTCGACGCCATCGCGCAAGATATCGCGCGGGTTCTTGTAGGCGTACTCGATCGCCTCCTTGTCGAACGTCGCGTGATCCGCCTTCCGGTGCAGCTTGCGAAGCTTCGCCCGCTGCTCGATGGCGATATCTTCGATCGCGTCGGCCGCCTCGCGCAATCTGGCGACGCCCGTAAACAGGGCGCCGTCGTCGATGTAGGTCCAGGCGAGGTCGGTGAGCTCGCGCGGCGTGGTCTTGGGCTTACGGGGCATCTTACTTCGCCTCTCTGCGGCGATATCGCCGCGTTCCGTTGATGATGGCCGACACGCTCGGCCGCGGCGTGCGCTTGTCCGTCACGTCGCGAATGAGCGATTGGATCGTTCGGGCCTCGCGGCGCGTGCGGGCGGTGATCTTGACGTGCAATTCCCAATCCTTAGCGGGCATCGGCGCCTCCGATGATGTTGCCTTCGGCGTCGATGATCCCTTGCCGGATCGCCTCGGCCTCGATCGCCTCGAGGCACTTCGCCTGAGACGTGAACCCGCGGGGGCCGGGGGCGACGCGCTTGCCGCGCACCGTCCCGTTGTAGAAGTTGGCGCGCGGGCCGGGCGTGCTGAGCACGGCGCCGATCTCGGCGTTGAGCCGGACATAGTTGCCCACGCCGTAGCTGTAGCTGGCGAACTCGAACCCGCGAGGCGAAACGATCTTCATCGCCTTCGCGTTGAGCCGGCCGTCGCGCTTCACGCGCTCGATATACTCGCGGGTCATGAGTAAACCTCCTTTCCGAAGATGATGAATTGCCATGCGTAATCGAACGTCGCATCGTCGTCGTTCTCAGTCATGAACTGAGCCCAAGCGCGCGGCTCCTTCTGCGCCATGAGGGTGAGGCCGGTGACGATCGCCGCAAGATCGTAGGTCTTAGTTCGCCGCGCCCCAATTTCGGGCGTGTATGTGACCGTTGCGCCGATCGGCTTGGGGGCGTGGTGCGGGGTGAGCTCGTGCATCCACGACGCCGATATGCTGCCGCCGTGCCCGAACAAAAGCCGTTCGATCTGCTCGCGAGTGAGATCGGTCGCGATCGACGGCTTGCCGATGATCTCTTCGACGCCGCCGGCAATATCGTTCGTCCGGCTCTCGAGCCACACGCCGAATCCGTTCCCCTCGCCATAGTGGCGGGTCACGATCGTGTGGTGCTTGGGATCGGGCACGCCTTCGCGGGTCTTATAGACCGCCCAAATGATGATGTTGTCGCTCGCGTGCCAAAGGCCCTTGAGCCCGTAGCCGCGGGCCTCGAACTCGGCCCGGAACTTGAGCCAGCGCGGATCGTCCAGCGGGTCGTTCACTGACTTCATAGGCATTCGGTCTTCTCCTGGTTTGCCGGTGGGGCGTCGATCTCTCGGCGCCCGGCGAGCAAGTCAGTTCTGCACCTTCTCGGGCTCGTCGACCTTGCCGTGCTTGGCTTCCCATGCTTCGAGCCGTGCCAGCCCGCCCGGCGTGATCTTCCAATTCCCGGAACTGATCAGCCCCTCTTCGACAAGGACTCCGATCATGCGGTTGACGGCGCCGCCCATATTCGACGTGTAATCCCAGCCCCTCCAGCCGCCGACCCAGCGATACCGTGGGCCTTTGCCGGCGCGGCACGCTGCCAGCGCGTCGGCCTGGCGCGGGGTAAGCACGGCATTCTCTGCCCGCTCTGCCCGCCGCGCTTCCTCGGCGTCGGCCGCTCTTTGGCGCGCGGCGCGATCTTCGCGCTCGGCCTCGAGCTCGCGTTCGATCCTCGCTGCAAGCTCATGCTCCTGGGTGTTGCGGAAAACCTCGATCGCCCGCAACGCTTCCTCTTCGGTGATCCTGAAATCGATGATCAAGCGCCTCACGCCTTCTCTCCCAAAAGCCGCTGAGCCGCGGCAAGCTGTGCTCTCTGCACCGTGTTGTTCCGATCCGGCGTCACCGATAGGATTCGCACCATCAGCTTGAGCCTGTCGGGGTTCTTCGTTCCCGTGATCCGCGCGTCGCGGGCCGGGCCTATCTTTGTGACTACGGGCATTCATCCGACTCCATTGCCCAACGGGCGCGGGCATAGGCGGCCGCTGCCCGATCTTGAAAATCCGCCCACGCCTCGGCGTCCCTGAAAATCCGCGCCATTGCCGACCAATAGGCGCCGTCGGCCTGGGCATCGATCGCGATCTCGCGCCAATACTTCGGCATCACGCGGCCCAACGCTCGCCCATGCCGACCTGCCCTTCGATCTGCATCGATCCGAGTTGAGCGTCGAGCCGGCACCAAGCTTCATAGTCTTCGGCCGTCATGTCATCGATCGGTAGCCAGCCGTCGGCGCCGCGAATGTCGTCATATTCGGGCTTGTTCTTGATCGCGTCCCGCGCCGCCATCGTCTCGGCATATGCCTTCGTGCAAGGCGTGCTGCCGTCGAAGTTGGGCCAAATCAGCATGTCGTCGAATTCAAACTTGGGCATGATCAAACCTCTTCGATCTTCGCCCGCTGAACCGCGGGGCTATCCGGGAAAGCTTCCTCGAGCTTGGTCAGCGCCTCGAGGGCGTCGGCCCAGCATTCGAACTTCATCGCGTCGGGGAATTCCTCGCCCCACTTGTTGACGCTGCCGACGTAGTACCGCCGGCCCAGCGGGTTTTCGTTCACGAGAACGAAGCGCACCTTCACGATCTCCATTTCCATCTTGCTCTCCTGGTCTGTCCGAAGCGCCCGCGCGGGGCGCCTCACACCGATCAGGCGGCAGGCTCTTCGGCCATAATCGCGCGCACCGCTCGCTCGGCCCGCTCGATTGTCTCGCGGGCGATCCGCAAGTGATCGAGCGCGACGTCGAATTCCTCCATGCCCATGTCGTCGCTGGCGGCTTGAAGGGCACCGATCGCGCGACCCACGACATTGCGGGCTGCATTGGTGATCTGGATATCGGCCATTCGGTATCTCCTGGGTTGGTCCGGTGGGGCGTCCGACACGCGGGCGCCCGGCGGGATCAAGCCGCGAGCTTGTCGGCGTACTCGGTGACGGGCTTCAACCATTCGGCGAAGGCGTCCAGGTCCGGCGCGCTGTAGTCAGCGATAAGCTCTTCGGGGGCGTTGCCGTAGATCAGTTGAACCGCTGCGATCTTGGCGCCGACGTTGTTCGTCGTCTTGTCGGCTGGGTTCCGGATCACCAGCGTGTCGCCGTCGGTGCTCGCCAGGGCCGCCATGATCGTGCGCTCGTCGGCGCACTTCTTCACAACCCATTCTTCGCCGTCGTTGACGCTGATCACATATCCGGCCGCAAGGGCCTGCTGAACCAGCTTCCGGGCGACCTTGCCCTCACCGATCAGCCGCTTTGCCGTTTCCTTGTCGCCCCGTGCCTTGGCCTCGGCGGCGTACTTGGCGAATTCCGTCTGGAACCGCGGGGGATCATTCCGAGTCGCCATTCGCGACCTCCCTGTTCTCAACCCTACGCTGGAAACATAGGCGCAAACGTCGAAGAGAAAAAGCCGGGGAGAGTAAAAGGGTTTTCTCTTTTACAAATCAAATCGGGGTGCTATGAGCATTTTATCGCGGAGAAATGAGAAACCGACATGGCCCGCCCGAAAGCTACTGATCCCGTGGTACAGCGGAACTATTACCTGCCCAAATCCGAGCTCGAAGCCTTCGAAAACAAGGCCCGGCAAGATGGCAGAAAGCCCGCGGAGATCGTCGCCGATCTCGTCAAGAAATGGACGTCTGGCGATGCGTGATCCGTTCGTCACCACGGCGGAACTCGTCGCCGGCGCCCCACCGATGACGCTCGTCGAGCGCCTGAATTTCTTCACCGCCGCCGATCGCTGGAAAGGCCCGCGCCTGATCGCCTACAAGGGCTTCGATCCGCGCCCCTTCCACTCGCTGCCGGTGTTCTATTTCGAGGCCGGGGGCTGGTTCGATACCCTCACCGGCGAAGCATGGGAGGCACCCCAATGAAGATGATCAAGCCGGAGACGATCGCCTTTAAGGCGTCAGTCACCGAAGATGAAATCCGTCACCGCATGGTCATGGAAGTGCTCGAGGGGATCGGCGGGCTCGACGCTGAAACCGGCAAGCCGCTGCCCGGCATCAAGTGGCACGTCACGCGCAATTCGTCGCGCGCCGGCGGCTACAATATCGAGATCACCGGCCCGATGCCCGTCCGTCTCTTCCTGCCGCGTCCCGGTGAATGACAGATATCGCCGATCAACTCGCGGCATATGCCGGGCCGCCGGTGGAATGCCTACTGGCAGACCCGCCGTGGTTTTTCCGCTCGCGCACGGATCAGGTGAGCAACCGCGACCCGCAAAATCACTACTCGGTCATGGGGCACAAGGAAATTGCCGCGCTCCCCGTGAAACAAATCCTCGCGCCGGACGCGCACCTGTTCCTGTGGGCGACGGGGCCGTGCCTGCCGTTCGCGTTCGACGTGATGAAGGCGTGGGGGTTCCGCTATAGCGGGGTCGGTTTCAATTGGATCAAGATGCGAAAATCGTACGATCCGATGCAGTTACGCGTCTTGCCGACGGCCGAGTCCGATCTGTTTGTCGGGCTGGGCTTCACGACACGCAAGGGGTCGGAGTTGTGCCTAATCGGTCGGCGCGGCTCGGCAAAGCGCATTGCTAAGGACGTGCGCGAAGTGATCCTCGCCCCGGTGCGCGAACATTCCCGCAAGCCGGATGAAGCGCGCCGGCGGATTGAGCGCTACGTCGGGCCGGGCAAGGTCATGGTCGAGCTTTTCGGTCGCGCCCAGGCTCCGGGCTGGCATGTGCTCGGAAACGAAACGGAGAAGTTCTAAATGGCCCTCAACAGCGACGACAAACGGCACCAACTGGCGATGGCCCTCGGCGTCACGATCCAGCGTTTCACGCAAAGCGTTTCGATGCTGATCGAAGATATCCTCTATGCGCTCTGTTTCACCGCCGGGCACGCCCTGGCGCAAAAAGCGGCGAAGAAATTCAAGGCCGAAAAAGACCTTCGCGAGTTGTGCATCACGGCGCTCGATCACGGCATCCGGGAGGGCAACAAGGTAGGCGACGCGCCGCCCCTGATCATGCCGAACAAAAACATCATCTTGAACTGAATTCGGCCGGCATCCCGCCGCGCCGTGGAAAGGGAGACTTTAACGCATGAACACATTGCGCAATTCGCTGCTCTTGTCGGCGGTGTACTTCATGTTGCCGGAAGGCGGCGTCGTTGGCGATGGGGCTAACGGTGGCGGCGGTGGCATGACGGATCGCCAGCGCGCACTGGCCGATGCTGTCGCGCAACTCGACGACGCCAACGATGATCATTGGCTGGGCGACGGCAAGCCGCGCATGGAAGCGGTCGAAGCGATCTTCGGCGACACGACTCCGACCCGCGAAGAAGTCGACAAGGTTGGGCGCGTTCGCAAGACGCCGGGCACGGATTCGGAATTGCCGGCGCCGGCGTCGACCCAGCCGGACCCGAATCCGCCGCCGCCTGCCTCTAATACCAACTCTTCGCAGTCTCCGAAGATCACGGCCGGCCGGATCGTGATCATCAACTGCCCGAAACAGGAAGACGGATCGGGCGGGATCGACGGCGACGAATCGTGTGTCGCGATCGTGACCAAGGTCCGCGACGACGGCACGATCAACGCGCATGGCTTCGCCCCGAATGGTGGCACGGCGCCGCCGTTCACCGGCGTACACTTCGCCGGCGACGTCGAATCCATGCCGGCCGGCGCCGATCGCAACGCGGCCGCGGCGATCACCTGGGATTGGCCGCCCCGCGGGTAAGCAACCCGCCACATAGCGCGCACGTTCTCCGCGGTGGAGGCACCCTAAACCGCGGAGAATTCAAGAAAATGACGTCGAAGACCGCACACGCCCCGGCACGATCGCCGTGCGCGTGCTGCGCTCGACCGGCGCCACCTTCGATGTGCCCGGCCCGGTCAAAAACCACGACGCCGGCGACGGATCGTTCTTATTGGACGTGGCCGGCCCAAGAGCCGCTTGCCGAAGATCGCAAGCGGGCGTAGCTATATCGCGCGGCTCTTGGGCGAGACGCCGATCTTCATTGTGTGCAATTCCCCCCCCCAGGCCCGGCGCTCTCCCGAACGCCGGGCCTTCCCATGTGGCTAGACCGACGCGGCGATCACGGCTAGAACGCTGGGGCGGAGGCGCAAAACAAATCGGGGGACGTGTCGGTGACAACTGCCGCTCTTGTACGCATTCCGACTCAGCGATCCCGAATTCAGGGCGTGTCGTGGGCGATGATCGCCACCGACACGATCGGCGAAGCGGTCGAGCTCTCCGCCCTCCAGGATCGAACGGTGCAACTGTTCGGAACATGGGACTCGGCTACTGTCGTTATCCAAGGCTCCAACGATCCGCGTGTGGTCAGCGATCCCGGGAACGCGGTATGGGCGACGCTGCGCGACCCGGCCGGCAACAATCTCAGCTTCACCGCCGACGGGCTGAAAGCGATCCTCGAGCTCCCGAAGTATATCCGGCCGGCGAAATCGGGCGGCTCTGGCTCTGACGTCGTGACGGTGATCATCAACGCCCGCGGGGACACGTTCTGATGCCACTCTCCCAGGAAACCAAAGACGCCGCGAACCATATCCAGTCGCACGCGCAGGGATATCGGGCCGTGCTTGCTCTGGCCGATGCCGTCGGCGATATCGAAAAGCTTGAGGCGCTTGCCAATGAGGCGACGCAACGCAAGGCCGCGGCCTATGTCGACGTCGACAAGGTGACGGCTGAACTCGAAGCCGTGCAAGGCAAGCTCGAACAGGCGCAGGCCGGGGTTGAGACCGCGAGGGCCGATGCCGAAGCCCTCGTCGCCGACGCGCGAAAGCAGGCCGCGGCGATCATCCGAGACAGCAAAGACGAAGCCGACGAAGCCTTCCGGCGCCGCAAGGCTGAACTCGATCCGGAACTCTCCGCGATCGAGGGCAAGATCAGCACGGCACGCTCGACGCTCGCCGGCGTGAATGCCGAGATCAAGGCGGCCGAACAGGAGCTTGCCGACACTGAGGCGCGCCAAGCTGCCGCCGAAGACAAGGAACGCGCGGCGCGGGCGTACATCGCTAGCCTGAAAGACTGAGCGGCGTGAGCGGCGCCGTCACAATACAGAGCGCGCCGGGCGGATTGCCCGGCGATTTGTTGCAGATCGCGCGCAACGGGTCATTCGCGATCGCCCAGCGCTCCATGCCGACGACCGATAACGCCTATAGTCTCGACGGTTGGCGTCTCCTGCTAGAGAACGCGAACGGCGCCGTAGTCAGCCAGGACACGGCAGACGTGCCGACCGGCGCCGGATATGCCTGTAAGCTTGTCGTCGGATCGGGCAACAATGGCAAATTCGGCATTTTCTCGCCCATCGAAAACAAGGACATGCTTAAGCTGCGGGGCGGCGTCTGTTCGCTGCTTGTGCCGCTCAAGTGCACTGCCGGCCTGGTCGACGGCACGGGCAAGATTCGCATGGCGGTCCTCTACTTCACCGGCACGGCCGATTCTGTCGCCGGCGATCCTATCTCGAGCTGGGGCGCGGAGGGCACGAACCCCACGCTGGCGACGAACTGGAACTATGCGAGCACCCCGACTGCGATCTCGGTCACGACTTCCTGGGTGGACTACAAGCTCGAAAACCAGTCGATCCCGAGCAACGCCACAAACATCGCAATTCTCATCTGGAGCGATGACCGGGCAACAACGACCACCACGGACATCCTGAGAATCGGGGGGAAGGTAACTCTCACCCAAGGCGCGAGTGTTCAGGCACCTATAGTTCTGCCCGTCGCAGACGAGGCCGAGCGGTGCCGGCGCTTGTATGAGACGCTCACCCTTCGACTGCAGGTGTTCGCGAACGGAGTAGGCAACTTCATGGTGACTCACGGATACCGAACGACGAAGCGCGTCGTGCCTACGAAGTCGCTTACAGGGGCATCGTACAACAATGCCTCTGGGGTCGGCGTCACCAGTCCCGATACCGTCGACGGTGTGACAATCTACGCTACAGCCGGGGGGGCGGGCGAAGCGGGCTATGCGGTGACGGCTGCCGCGGACGCCGATCTCTAGCTCGCACCCAAGGAGCCAACAGCGGATGACTGTGCCCGACGATATCAAGAACATGCACCGGGCCCTTGCCCAGCCCGGAAGCATCGTTCGTGCCCTAGCGCTGGTCTTTTTGCAGGAGATCAACGCCCTGCGGCAAAGGGCCGGTCTTTCGGCATATAGCCCGTCGCAACTGGTCGCGGCGCTCAAGAGCAAAATGCGATGACAACTTACGTTCCCCCGAAGAAGAACACGGCCTTCATCCTCTATCTGTCGCTGCCCAGCTATTCGAATTTGGGCGCAATGCAGAGCAACCCGACGCTCGCCGCTGGGGACGCAAAGGTGTCGATCGACGGCGGTGCGCTCGCCAATCTCGCCACGCTCCCATCGGTCACGCCGGCATCTGGCGCAATGGTCAAAGTCTCGCTGAGCTCGAGCGAAATGAACGGCGACAACATCACTGTCGTTCTTGCCGATCAGACCTCGCCCAAAGAGTGGTGCGACACCACGATCAACATTCAGACTGCGGTCCAGCAAATCGACGATCTGTCGTCTCAGGCCAGCGTCAACACGATCGACGATTTCCTCGATACCGAGATCGCGGCGATCAAGGCAAAAACCGACAACCTGCCCGCCGATCCTGCCGATGCGTCCGACATCGCCGCGCGGTTCGATACCGTCGACTCCGCCCTCACGACGATCGATGGAAACGTCGACGCGATACTGCTCGACACCTCTGAGATCGGCGCTGCCGGCGCCGGACTGACTGCCCTTGCATCCGCGGCGGCCGTCGCTGATCTGCCGACCAATGCCGAACTCGCAACCGCCCTGGCTGCGGCCGATGATGCCGTGCTCGCGGCGATCGCGGCCCTCTCGATCCCGACCGCCAACGAAAACGCCGACGCCCTGCTCGACCGGGCCAATGCGATCGAAACCGGCTACACGGTGCGCAACGCCCTGCGAATCATGGCGGCCGTTCTCGCCGGCAAGGTGAGCGGCGCCGCGACCGCGACCAACACCTTCCGCGATCTCGCCGACGCCAAGGATCGCGTGACGTCGACGGTCGACGCCGACGGCAACCGCACGGCCGTTACCCTCGATGGCACTTGATCATTTCTCCGCCCGGCACTTCGGCGCGCGCCATTTTCGCACGCTGTTTGAGGCCGCAAGCGCGGCCGCCGCGGCTGCATTCGAATGGCTGATCACCGCTCGACGCCGTGGCTCCCGCTGAGATATCCTCCCCACATATCGGGAGGCACCTGATCTCAAACCCATGTCGACACGCAAAGCCGCGCGCAAATCCGTCACGCTCAAACGGCGCCCCTCGCCATCTAAGCTCACGCCACAGCAAGAGAATTTCGCCCGGCACGTCGTCATGGGCTATTCCCAAGCCGAAGCCTATCGGCGCTCCTACAACTGCGACAAGCTCACACAACCTAGCTCAATCTGGACCGAAGCCCACAAGACGGCAAAGCTCCATAAGGTCGCCAATAGGATCAATGAACTCAGGCAGTTAGCGGCCGAAGCTGCGGCGATTGATAACGCAACGATGCTCACCGAAATGGGCTTCAACCGCACAATTGCGCTCGACACCGGCAAGATCAGCGCGGCCGTTGCGAGCTCGCGCGATCGCGCTCGAGTCGCCGGGCTGCTGGTCGTTGCGAAGAAGCCGTTCCACTTGGATAAACCGGACAATCAGGACGAAGCGGCCGGATTGGTTGAGGCTGTGACCGTGCCCGAAGCCCGGCCGCTCAACGACATTGCGCGGCGGATCGCGTTCTCGCTGGCGAAGGGGAAGCGGATCAAGAACGCGAACAATGGTGATGCGAACAACGTCGCCTAAGTGCGAACAATAGCGCTTGTGCGCTGCGAACAATTGTGCGCAACGTGTTCGCATTGTTCGCAACCCAGGAGACGCGAATTGACCACCGAACCGATGAAGCTGGAGCCGTGCCCGTTTTGTGGCAGCGACAACGCGATGATGTTGGGACCAACATGCCGTCCCGAGACGCCGTACAATCCGGCTGACAGGCTATTCCCTATCGTGCGCTGCGGTTCTTGTTGCGCCGAAGTGTCGGGCAGCAATGAAGACTACCGTGGCAAGTCAGCCATCGAGGCCTGGAATCGCCGCGCCTATCTCGCAGCTACCAAGCCCCCTCTAGCGGACGTGACGGTGAAGGCGCTGGAGTGGACAAAATACCCGAATAAGTATGCCCCGGATGCGTTCCCCGGCCCCTTCTGGGACGCCTCTACGCCGTTCGGTCGCTACAACATTGATCGGCAAGAGCAAGACCCGGAAATCGGAGCGCCGATCACAGGCGAGTACTGGTTCGTTCTGACCTTCAGCGCGCAACCTTGCGGCACTCGCGGCTCGCTGGACGAAGCCCAAGCCGCCGCCCAAGCCGACTACGAGCAGCGCATTCAATCCGCCCTCGCTTCCCCGCCTATGCCCGGAAGGGGAGAGGAGTGGAGCTTCGACCTGACGACCGTGCCGCGCGACCGCGACTTCCTCATTCAATACGACCACGGCGAAGTGACGGTCGGGCACTATCTCGACAACAGCAAGACCCGTTGGCCGTTTGAAGGCGTTCGGCCCTGCCGCTCAATGCGCCCCGAACGCGCAGGCGGCAAGGGTGAGAAGATCGTCGCTTGGCGTGACTTCCCTGCCGCCGCATCCCGTCCCAAGGAGGATACCCATGCCAAGTGAGGCAGAGATCGACGCCGCTGCTAAGTTCCTCCGCGAAACGCAACAAGGCGGCAAGACGCTTACGCCGTGGTCCATGACACCGACCGCCACCAAGAAGAAGTGGCTGGCTCTGGCTCGGGGCGCCCTTTCCGCCGCATCCGCTGTACGGAGTGAGGGGGTGAAGGTAAGGGCTTTGGAGTGGAGTGACAACGAAGCCGAGACGCCGTTCGGCCCGATCTATGTCATCCATGACGTTACAGGATTTCTCGGGGACGCGCGCTATGATCTGTGGCGCAAGTCGAGTGCAGAGGATGACGAAGGCGTCTTTCTCGACGGCGGTTTTGGTGACTGGAGCGCCGCCGCTTCTGCCGCCAAAGAACATTACACGAATGCTGTTCTAAGCGCAATCACCTCCCCCGTTCAAACCCGAGAAGATGGAATACGGGAGGCGGCGAAGGTGGCGGCGGATTTCACCTACAGCCACGCTGGCGCCGAAGATGAGAACTCGCTGGTCGGCATGTTCGCGCGGGGCTCTCGCAATGCCAAGCGCAAGATTGAAGCCGCGATCCTCGCCCTCCTCTCCCAACCGGAACCGAAGGAATGACCCGCTTCATCCTGACCGCGCTGCTCGTATTTCTCGCCGCTGTCGGCTGGCTGGCGTGGTCAGCTAATCCGCAATGGGCGGCGTTCCGATGAGCCGCGAACGCGAATTCGGCTACGTGCTCGAGACGCCCGGCGGGTTCGTCGTGTCGATCGATAGCGAGGGCGTCGTCATGGTTTCGCTGGCGATGGAGGACGCGATGCGCGTCACGGAGTTTTGGCAACACCACGCCGCGCCCCTTCACGCCCGGCGCATGCGCTATTCCAAGAACTGGCGCCGGCAATGACCCTCACCCCGCCTAAGTGCAAAACCTGCGGCAAGGCCGAATGGCGCCATATCTGCGCGGGGCGAGACGATCGACCGTTCACCACGCCAGCGCTCGAGGCCGCGCAAAAGCGGATCGATCAACACATTGCCGGTTCGTCTAACGGCAGGACCGCGGCCTTTGACGCCGCCAATGTGGGTTCGAATCCCGCGCCGGCAACCAAGCTCAAACGCGCTCGCAAGGCGCTCAAGGCGGCCGAAACCAAGGCCGCTCCCCTCAAACCCAAGAAGAGGAAACCCCGCATGGCAAAGGCCGGACGGAAACCCGTTAAGACCGATGAGCGCTCGATCAAGGCGCGCGAACGCATGGCGGCGAAGCGCGCCGCTGAGAAGGCGCCGCCGAAGCCGAAGAGTGAGGCAAAGCCATAAATGGGCGTTTTCCCCTCGCAATTCGCGGAAGGCGAACTCGAGCGCCGAATCCGCCGCATAGAGCTCGAGGCGGCCGTTCAAAACATGGTCGGCCCGATCGTCAATATCCGCGAACTGAGCGATCCCACGCTGTACGGCATGCGCGATCGCTGGCGCCGGGACAATATGCGCCGCTGGCCGGACGGTGCCGTCCTATGAACCGCCGCGGCTTCCTGCTCGGCGCCTCGGCCTCGCTCGCCATGCCGGCGATCGTGAGGGCAGAGAACATCATGCCGATATTCGTCCCGAAGCCGGCGGCGCTCTCGATCTTGCCGGACTTCGATCTGATCGTGTGCCCGCCACTGATCGGCGTCGATCTCGGCTCGCTCGAAACGGCTGTGGCGGCCGTCGTGCGCAAGATCGGCGACGGATGGATCATCGAACAGTTGCGCCATGCGACCCGCGCCGACTCGGCCGCGATCCGCCGCTGGCGCTATCACGACCGATCGGTGTAGGTTCGCCCCGGATTTGGAGGCGAACCCCATGACTGCAAACACAACGCCAGCGGGCGCGATCCTGTACCTGCTGGCGGTCGACGTCGGCGCTCCGCTGCCGATCGAAGAAGTGCTCGAGGCGTGGCTTCTCGAGCAAGAGCTCGTCGAACTCAACGACGCCGGCATCGTCACGCTGAGCGAGCGCGGCACGATCTGGCGCGACATGATCCTCGAGACGCCGCCGCCGGTCGCCGTCGCGCGCTGGGGCGATCCGCGGCAATTCCCACCGCTGGGCTCAGTTGTTCAAACCAAGCTCTATTCTGGCGCAAGCGACGCTCCGCCGGCGCCCCAGCACCCGGCACCCGGCGCCGTGTTGCCTGCGCCTGCGCCCGTCCCTGCCGGCGACGGCTTTGTGATCCCGCCCGGCTTCAATCCCAACCGCTGGCCCAATGAGAAGCCCGGCTTCATGCCGCCCGGCCTCGCTCCAGGCGATGAACTCATGGTCCTGTGGCGCGACGGCCGCGCGCGCAAAATGTTCACCGCTTCGATCGTGTGGACTCAGGGCGGCGCGTCGACCGACGTCATGGCGTGGCGCCGGCTAACCGAAGATGAACTTACGACGTGAGCGGCGGCACTCAACTCGACGACATTCTCGACTACTACGGCGCGCTCTCCCCCGAAGAGCAAGCGCAACTCGAGGCCGACGCCGACGAAGCCACGGCCGGCATGGCGTGGGTTCCGAATATCGGGCCGCAAACCGACGCGTTCTTCTGCGAAGCGGATGAACTGTTCTATGGCGGGCAGGCCGGCGGCGGCAAAACCGATCTGATCTGCGGCCTCGCCCTCACCGAGCATGAACGCTCGCTGATCCTGCGCCGGCAAAACACGGACACCGGCGCCATTGTCGATCGCTTCGCCGCGATCCTCGGCCATACCAACGGGCTCAACAACTCCAGCCCGAAGACGTGGCGCTTGCCCGGCCGGCTGCTCGAGATTGGCGGCTGTCTGCTCGAAAAGGACAAACAGAAATACAAGGGGCGGCCGCACGATCTGATCGGCTTCGATGAGGTTTCCGATTTCACCGAGTCGCAATATCGGTTCATCATCGCCTGGAACCGCACGGTAAAGCCCGGGCAGAAGACTCGCGTCGTTGCCGCCGGCAATCCGCCGACCACGCCCGAAGGGCTATGGGTCATCAAGTATTGGGGGCCGTGGCTCGATCCCAATCACCCGCGGCCAGCAAAGCCCGGCGAGCTCCGCTGGTTCACCACGATCGACGACAAAGACGTCGAGTGTGACGGCCCGGGCATGGTCGAAGTTGCCGGCGAACTGATCCAGCCGAAGAGCCGGACCTTCATCCGCTCGACGCTCCAGGACAATCCCGATCTCGAGGCAACCGGCTACGACCGCACGCTCGCCGCTCTGCCGGCCGAACTGCGCTCGGCGTACCGCGGCGGCGATTTCGGCAAGGCGATGCCCGACAAGCCGTTCCAGGTGATCGCGACCGCGCACATTGAGGCGGCGATGGAACGTTGGTCGCCGGACGGCGGCCTGCACTCGCCCATGACGTGCCTGTCTCACGACGTCGCGCTCGGCGGCATGAACGCCGACGGCAATGCCTGGGCGCGCCGACATGGCTTGTGGTTCGACGAGATCATCAAGGAAGTCTCGAAGGTGAAGCTCGACCCGATCGAGCTCGCGGCGCGCGATATCGAACTCATGCGCAACAATTGCCCGCTCGTCGTCGACATGGGCGGCGGCTATGGCTCGGGCGTCGTCTCGCATTTCAAGCAAAACGTTGAGGGCGTGAAGGTCTTCGGCCACGATGGCGCGGCCGGATCGTCGAAGCGCACGCGCGACGGCAAGCTCAAGTTCGCGAACAAGCGGGCGGAGGTCTATTGGAAATTCCGCGAAGCCCTCGAGCCCGGACTCGGCGTCCCGATCGCGCTCCCGCCCGATCCTGAGTTGAAGGCCGATCTCGCGGCCATGACTTGGAAGCTCACGTCGCGCGGGATCGTCATGGTGAGCAAGCCCGATCTCGCAAAGCTGCTCGGCCGATCGCCGGACAAAGGCGATTGTGTAGTGAACGCTTGGGCCTATGGCGAGACGCCGGTCGAAACCGCGTTCCGGATGCAGAGCTATCGGCCGGCCGGCGGCACGCCCCGCGTGAACCTCGGACACGCCAGCATGAAGGCTCGGCGGCGGCGCTGACCTATTTGCCGGCATCGGCAATAAGGTTCGAGCGCCCGCGCCCCTTCCGCTTCCCCGCGATCTCCGATATTGCTCACGTCGTGGCGGAGGCAACCCCACAACTTGCGAGGGTTTCCGATGGGGGGTCTTTTCGGCGGCGGCACACCGGAACCGGAAAATCCAGGGGGCGGCGCTCCGCCGGCAAGCGGCACCCCCGACACGTCCACAACCACGACGACGACTTCGGTGCTACCCCAAGGCGGGCAGATTGGTGGCGTGAAGGCCGCCGATGCCGGCGGTCGGAAGCTGTCCTCGGGCGGCTTCCCCGACGATGGCGCCAGGCGTATGCCGTCGGCGTCCGATCGTGTGGCGGCCGAAGCGGCGCGTCTCGCCCGCCTCAAAAAGCAGGGCTCGGGCCGTGTCTCGACCAACCTGTCGGGCACGCGCTCCTATGTGAACACGTTCCTCGGAAACACCGCCTAAATGGCCGATAGCCGCTGCGAAGAGCTCCTGCGTATCTCGGGCACCGCGTTCGAGAAGTTCCGGCCCTGGTATCAACTAAATCAGGATATCGCCGAAAACTTCTACCCGATGCGCGCCGACTTCACGACGTCGCTCAACCTGCAAAACTTCGCCGGCGACTCGATGGATTCCTCGCCATTCCAGGCGCGCGAAACGCTGGGCAATTCGATCGACGCCATGCTGCGGCAAGGCCAATGGTTCCGCATGGGCACGGGCGACGCCGATCTCGACAAGCGGCCGGCGAACCTCGTCGCCCTCACCCGCGGGACAACGGCGCTCACGTCGATCGTCTATCACCGCGATTCGGGCGTGACGGGCGCGCTCAAAGAGCTCGACATGGATTGGGTCGCGTTCGGCGCCAACGTGATGAGCGTCGAAGCCTCGAGCGCCCTGCAAAATCTCGTCTATAAGCCGTGGCATCTGCGCGACAACGCATGGATCGTCAACAAAGACGGCGTGATCGACTGGAACAATCGCAACCTGCGAATGTCGGCGCGCGATATCAAAAAGAAGTTCGATCAGGGCGAGTGGACGGGCACGATGGCGCCGGCGATCCGCGACGCGGCCCAGCGCGACCCGCTCAAGGAATTTCTGATCCGCCATATCCTCATGCCGTCCGATGAGATTTACGGCTCGTCGCAAAAGGACATGAAGCGCCTGGGCGGCAAGCCCTACGTCTCGATCTACATCGACGTCGAGAATCGCACCTATCTCAACGATCGCGGATCGGCCGTCTTCAACTACGTGATCGGCCGCAACCGCACGCTGAGCGGCCTGCCGTTCGGCTTCTCGCCGATGGCGCTCAACTCGATCGCCGACGCGCGCATGCTGCAAGAGCTCTCGCTTGTGATCCTCGAGCAAGGGCAGAAGGCGGTCGACCCGCCGACGATCGGCGCCGGCCACGTCTTCACCCGCGATATCAACCTGTTCGCCGGCGGGCACACCGAAGTCGATCTCCCCGACGAAGCCAGCCTCAAAGACGTGTTCGCCACGGTCGAAACCGGGCAAGTTGGTGTCGGCCTCGAGATCAAGCAGGACACCCGCAACCTGATCGCCGAAGCGTGGCTGCTCAACAAGCTGATGCTCCCGACGCTGCGCGACATGCGCGAGGTCGAGGTCATGGTCCGCACCGATGAATTCCGGCGCGCGGCCCTGCCGTTCTTCCAGCCGATCGAGTCGAACTATCACGGCGAATTCCTCGGCGTGTCCTATGACATGGCCGTGCATCTGCGCATGATGCGCCCGGATATGTTCACCGCGGAACTCCGGGGCAAAGGCGTGAACTTCACCTTCACGTCGCCGCTCAATGAGGCGGAAGGCACCGAGATCGTGCGCCAGTATTACGAAGCGGTGAACATCGTCGCGGCGGGCGCCAAGGTCGATCAGACGATCGCCAACCTCTTCGATATCCGCAAGGCAACCGAAGACGCGATCACCCGCGGCACGCGCTCCGACTGGCTCGTGCCGGAGGAACAGCGCAAAGAGGCCGACAAGCAGGCCGACGTCGTGTCGGGTCTTACCCAGGCCGCACAGATTGGTCGCGAAGCCGCCGGCGTCACCGCGGACATGGCGAACGCGTCGCTCGCCGCTCAACAGGCGGGGCTTGCTCCCGCCTGATATCGGTGATCCTCTCGCCGGCGCCCGCGATAATGTTCGCAGGCTCAATTGAGAGGCAACCCATGAATTTCTCCGACGCGCTCGGGATGATCAAATCCGGGCATCGCATGTTTCGCACCGGCTGGAACGGCCGAAGCATGTTCGTGTTCTTGGTCCCCGGATCGGTCTTCAAGGTCAATCGCGAACCGCTGTTGTCGATGCTCGGCGAAGGGACTGAGGTCCAGTATCGCCCGCATATCGACTTGAAGGCGGCCGACGGCTCAATCGGCGTGTGGCAACCGTCCATGTCCGACGTGCTCGCCGAAGATTGGGAGCGGGCCGATGCCTAAATTCCGCTCCAAGCCCGTAGAGATCGAAGCGGTGCAACTCACGCGCGAGCTCGCCGACGACTGCCTACTCAACGGCAAGCCGCTGCCGTCGGGCGTCATGTTCCGCGGGCAGGTCACGCCGTCGACGAAACAGTGGTTCGGCAATCTCGTCTGCAACAGCCGGCAAGGCGAAGTGTCGGCGGTCTTCGACGACTGGATCATCGAAGAGCCGGGCGCTCCGGGCCTTTGCTATCCCTGCAAGCCGGACGTCTTCGAACAGAAGTATGAGCCGGTTGACGCTCCGGCCGAGTCGACATAGAAAACCGTCATAACCCCCAGCGAATGGGCAGATAGCGGGCCGGGTCCGGTGCTCTCGATAGGCCGGAATTTGCGGATGCTGCGAAGCTGCCAACAAGCCTAAGCGAAGCCCGTCACCCGATTGCAAAGGTGGCGGGCTTCGTCCATCTTGATCGGGCGAATCCATGCATGGGATCGACCCTGATCTTTGGAGGATCAAAATGGCTACCGAACTCCGCTTCCGCCCGATCTTCGCCGGCCTGCTCGCGTTCATCGTAGGCGCCGCCGTCTTCATCTACGACTCGACTATCAGCCTTGTGACCTATGTCGGCCACTCGCTCTTCGCGCTGCACTGGCGCCCCGACGCCTACACGTCGATCGATCTCGACCGCGCCATGTTCGAGGCCAAGCGCCCGCCGCTGCTCGAAGCGATCCGCTCGCGCTGGCTGGCCTTCATCGAACGCGGCCGCGGGCATCGTGAATATTTCGGCGATCACTACATGCCTGAGTGCGCCGTTTAAGAAATCGAAGCTGGGGTTCTGACGCGCCCCGGTGAGATCGAAGGGTCGCCGTTCTCTCCTGGGTTCGGCGGCCCTTTTGTTTTGTCCGGTGCTCCGGTAGGTTCGCGGCCTCACCGTGTGGGGCAGCATGGTCTTACCGAAACCGGACTACACCGAAGAATCCGTGCACGCGATCCGAGACATGATCGCCGGCAACGCGTCGCCGGATCAGCAGCGCAAGGGGATGAACTTCATCCTCTCCGAGATATGCCATATCTTCGACTCGCCCTATGTCGAGAAGGGCTCCGATCGCGATTGTTTCGTGATGATAGGCCGGCATCAAGTCGGCGTGCTGATCACCGCCACACAGACAAGCCAAACCCTCGAGGCCGCGCGGGCTCGCGATCTCGAGCGAGCGAAACCCCGGCCCATCAAGCGAGGCACCTAGTTGCGCAACTCCCATTTCCGTCTCCCCCTTCCCCTGCCCTGGCCGGTGTTCGCGCCCGAAGGCGATCCCGCCCCGACGCCCGCTCCATCGCCTGCGCCGGCACCCGCCCCGGCTCCGGCACCAAGCCCAGCGCCTGCACCGTCGCCGGCGCCCGCTCCCGCCCCCGCCCCTAGCCCAGCGCCGGCGCCCGCTCCAGCACCCGCGCCTAAGACGGCGATCGAAGGCGATCCGGCCGCGCTCCCCGACGTCAAAAGCGTAACGACGGATTTCCCCGACGACTGGCGGGAGAAGCTTGCGACCGGCGCCGATGGCAAGGTCGACGAAAAGGCGCTCGAGCAGTTGAAGCGCGTCAACTCGCCGAACGATCTCTGGAAGAATTACCGGCAACTCGAGGGCCGGCTTACGTCGGGCAAGAAAGACTTGCCCATGCCGGACGAAAAGACCGATCCGGACGGTGCGAAGGCATGGCGCGAAGAGCGAGGCATCCCGGCCGATCCGACGGGCTATGTGATCCCCGACGCGGTGAAGGCGAAGCTCCTGCCCGAAGACGCGCCGGTCATGGCGGCATACACGGCGTTCGCGCACAAACAGGGCGCCTCGGCAGCGGAGGTCGCGCGCGGTGTCCAGTGGTACACCGAATTCGCAGAAGCCCAGGCCGCGGATCAGAACGCCCGCGACAAAACGGCGGCCGACGACACGCAAGAAGTGCTGCGCCAGAAGTGGGGCTCGGCCTATCGCGATCAAAACGGGCTGGCTCAGAAGTTCGCCACCGAAGCGATCCCCGACGTCGAATGGTTCAAGGCTCGCCTGCCCGATGGCCGCGCGCTGGGCAATATCCCCGAAGTGGTGGAGGCGTTCGCTCGCCTTGGTCGACTCGAGTACGGCGATATCACCTTCGCCGGCGGCGAGGCTGCAAAGGCGGTCGCCGGTCGCAAGGAAGAGCTCTCGAACATTATGAAAACGGATTGGGAGCGCTGGAACGCGCACCCCGAACTCCGCAAGGAATATAACGACATTCTCGCCGCCGAAGATCGCGCCAACGCCAATCGTCGCCCCGCTTGACGGCGAGATTTCCGGTATAGTATCGCTCGCATATCAGAGGGGCAGGTTTCGGCCCGCCCCTCGCCGACTGTGAAGCGCCTAGACTGGCGTGCGGACAACCCACGGGGCAGGTGGCGCCGCACCATAGCAGGACAACCTACACGGCTTGGCAGGAACCGATCCCTGTTGAACCCCGCTCGTGTAGGAGCCCCCAATGGCTGTCCAGGCCGCAATTACCCAGTTCCGTCAGGAAACCGTTGCCCAGTTCGAACAGACGGGCACCCAGCTTGCGATGGCGACGACGAAGGAAACCGTTCGCAACGGCCTGTCGTCCGTCTTCCTCGTGTCCGGCTCGGCCGGCGATACCGCCGTCACCCGCGGCGCCAACGGCGATATTCCGTTCGGCGGCCCGCAGAACTCCCAGGTGACGATCACCCTCAAGGAAAAGCACGCCGCCAAGGAGCTTACCGGCTTCGACGTGTTCGCTTCCCAGGGCAACCAGGCCGACGGCCTGCGCAAGATGGTGATGAACATCATCCATCGCGACCAGGATTTGGTGATCCTCGCCGCGCTGGCCGCCGCTACCCAGGACTTCGGCACGGGCGTCATGGACCTTACGACGGTCCTCGGCGCCACCGCGATCCTCGGCAACAATCAGGTTCCGACCGATGAAGTCGACAATATGTTCGGCATCATCAGCCCGGCCGCCAACGCCTACATGATGCAGTTCCCGGAATTCTCGTCGGCTCAGTACGTCGACGTGAAGCCGTTCGCCGGCGGCATCAGCAAGAAGTATAAGCGCTGGGCCGACGTGAACTGGATCGTCTCGCCGCTTGTGACCGGCATCGGCACGGCCTCGGAAATCCTCTACATCTTCCACCGCGCTGCGATCGGCTACTCGGCCGCGCTGGGCGAAGAGAAGGTCTATGCGGATTACGAGACGAAGCACGGCCGTTCGTGGGCTCGCGCTGAGCTCTTCCACGAAGCCGGCCTTCTCCAGAACAGCGGCGTGATCAAGATCACGCACAACGGTTCGGCCTTCGCCGCCACCTAACCCAGCGAACCCGTAAGCTCGGCGGCTCACCCCGCCGGGCTCGTGCAACAAGGAACCTCTCCAAATGGCTTACGCCGATGGCACTCTCTCCAAGCTCGCGGGCAACGGTCCGAACGGTTCGCAGCTTTGGGTCTATACCTCGCCCGACGTTCACACCGACGTCGACGCGGCCAACTACTTTCCCGGCACCGGCCCGACCAGCGTCGGCTTGCGCGTCAACGATGTGGTTATCGTGGTCAAAACCACCGCCACGATCGGCGCCACGTTGCACGTTGTGACCGAAGTTTCGTCGGACGGCGCGACGGTCGCTTCGGCGATCCTCGCGTAATCAGCTTTCTGGCGTTTCCGGGGCACTGCCTCCGCCGCGGCTTTGTCAGAGAGAGGGCGGGCGCCTTTAGGGGATGCCCGCCCTTCTTGTTTTCGGATATCTTCCGGCCGCGTCACTCAACACCTTGCGAGGCAAAATGAACGCTACCGCGACGGCCGCACGGCCCGAACCGAAAATCCCGACGATCCCGAAGCGCCCGCCGGCACTCGGCGCGAACATGCTCAAGACGGCGGCCCATGAGCGCGGGCACTTCTTCTGCACCGTACCGATCGGCACCACGCTCGAGATCGTGACGACGCCCTCCTACTGGCAGAACCATACCGGGCCGCTCGGGCTGGGGCCGGGCGCGCGTCCCTGGGCGCGAATCGAAGTGGTCAGCGAAGACGGCGAGCTCGATTGCGAACTGCGCGTGATCAAGGTCGCGCCGGGCATGGCAAAGGTTCGCGTGCTCAACGTCTATGCCAAGGGGCCTGCCGCCGCGGTCGACGACACCGCCAAGGGCAAGGTCGACGATGAAGTGCCGGCGCTGCCCGAAGGCTACAAATGGTTCCACGCGCCACGCGGCGAAGGGTCCGGCCACGGAATCCGCCTGCCGAATGGCGACATTCTCGTGCGCGGCCTGCTCACCCGCAAAGAGGCGCACGAACGGGCGATCGCGCATTTCACCGAAGCCAGCGCGGCGGCTCAGACCTAACACTCACCGATCGGGGCGATCATGGTTACCAAGCTCGAGCTCTACAACATGGCTCTCGGCCACCTGGGGCCGGTGCGGCTCGGGACTTCCGGATTGACCGAAAATCGCCCCGATCGGCGCGAACTCGATGCCGTCTATGACGGCGTGCTGCAAGGCATGCTCGAGCGCGGACTGTGGTTCTTCGCGCTGCGTTCCGTGCTGCTCGAGCCCGATAGCAATGTCGATGCTCGGTTCGGCCTGCCCTATACCTACAGCTTGCCTGAGGACTATGTGCGGCTCCGCGCGATCTGCACCGATGAGGCGCAAACCAGCGAAGACACGTCCTACAAGCGCGAGGGCGCCTATCTGTTTTCGGAGCACGCTGAACTCTATCTGACCTACGTCTCCAACGACGCCGAATGGGGACTCAACCTGGGGCGCTGGCCGCAACTGTTCGCCGAAGCCGTCGCCGCGGAGCTCGCCTATACGTCGGGCCTGCCGATCACCAAAGATGCCGGCACCAAGGCCGGGCTGTTCGGGGTCAAGAAGCTGGCGCTCCGTGAGGCTCAGCGCGTCGATGCCGTCGACGAAAGGGTGAAGTTCAAGCCCGTCTCGAGCGTCGTGCGGGCGCGCATGGGCGCCGATCGTAGCCAGCGCCGCGCGAGGGTCTGAGCATGGCCCGGATCGATGTTCTGCACCACGCGCTGAATGTCGGCGTCGTCGATGCCGACAAGCTGCACCGCGTCGACGTCGAGCGGATGCGCCTCGCCGCCGAATTTCAGACAAACATGATGGCCGATACCGTCGGCAAAGGCTTCATGCGCGCCGGCACAGAATACCTCGCCACGCTGCCCGACGACTTCCGACCGATCGAATTCATCGCCGGCAACGATCAAGCCGCGCTGCTCTGCCTCTACGATGAGGAAATGCGCGTGCTCGATGGGCAAACCGATGAGATCGTGACTCGAGTCGCGGTGTCGACGTCTGTCGTTGATGGTGACTTTTCGGGCTCGACCGGATGGACGCTCGCCAGCACGGCTGGGCAAACGACCGCGATCTCGGGCGGCAAGCTCAACCTCACCGCTCGAGCGCATGGCGGCAAGGCGAAGGCGACGAAAACGACGTCGATCGCTGGCGGCGATGTAGGGGTCGAGCATGGCCTTCGGATCGTGGTCGACCGCGGCCCGGTGCAATTCCGGCTGGGCTCAGCGTCGGGGCTCGACGATCTGATCAAAGCGACCGACCTTCGCTCCGGCGAACACTCACTGGCCTTCACCCCGACAGGTTCGAATATCTACATCGAGATTTCCAGCGAAGCCCAAGTCTTGCGGATCGTCGATTCAATCCAGATTGAAGCGGCCGGCGTGATCTCGCTGCCCACGCCCTGGCCGACGGCCGTTCTCGATTATATCCGCACCGCGCAATCGCTCGACGTCATGTTCTGCGCCTGCGAGGGCTACAAGGAACAGCGAATCGAACGGCGCGGCGATCGCTCCTGGTCGGTTGTCGATTACGATCGCGAAGACGGCCCGTTCCAGGTTGGCCGCACCGCCGAAGTGACGCTGACGCCTTCGGTGCTCGAGGGAAACGGCACGCTCACCGCCTCGGCCGCGTTCTTCAAACCGGAGCACGTCGGCGCGCTTTTCGGCCTGTTCCACGAAGGGCAGGCGATCGACACGTATGTTGCTGGCCCCAATCAATTCACGCCGGCATTTCTCGTCTCAGGGATCACCGAATCCAACTTCGAAGAGCGCAAATTCTCGGTGACGATCTCTGGAACCTGGTCAGGCACGCTGCGCCATCGACGCTCGTACAATGGCGAGGACGGCGCCTATCACGACTTCCGTCGCGAACAGGCCTCGGCGACGATCGACATCACGTCGAACGCGACTTACGCGAACGATGACAACGACGACAATTACGACATTTGGGTGAAGATGGGCTTTCCCGCCGGGCTCTACACGTCGGGCGAAGCGCGGATTCAGTTCAGCTATCCGAACGGTGGCGGCTATGGCATCGCTCGCGTCGTCGGGTACACGTCCCCAACCGTCGTCGACATTGAAGTGCTGACCCCGTTCAAGGGCACCGGCGCCGTGACCAACTGGCGCCAAACCCGATATGACGGCGTGATGGGATATCCCGCGGCCGTCGGGTTCGTCGACGGCCGCCTGTCCTGGGCCGGCAACGATCTGTTCGACGCCTCGATCTCCGACGCCTTCGATAGCTACGATGAAACCTTCGAAGGCGACGCCGGCCCGATCTCGCGCTCGATCGCGCTGGGCGGCCGCAACGACGCGCGATGGATGCTACCGCTCGCCTCGCTGATGATCGGGTGTGATTCGCGCATTGCGAACGCCCGCGCCTCGGCGCTCGAGGAAGTGGTCACGCCGGACAATTTCGGCATGAAATCCTCGGGCAAGGTTGGCGCCGCACCGGTGTCGCCGGCGGAGCTCGCCGACGATCGCGCCGTGTTCGTCGAGCAGGCCGGCAACTCGCTGTATGAGATCACCTGGTCGGCGGAAAAGGGCCGCTATGTGGTGGCGCCGTTCTCGAAACTGACGTCGAAGCTTTTCGAGCTCGGGATCACCTCAATCAACGTCCAGGTCCGGCCGGATCAGCGCATGTGGGTGGGCGCCGTCAATGCCGATGCGGCGTGCATCATCTTCGAACCGTCCCAGCAAGTGCTGGCGGCGCATATCCCGATCTCGACGTCGCGCGATGATCACTTCTTCCGCCGCTTCGCCGTGCTGCCCGGGCTCAAGCAGGATCGCGTCTATGCCGCGGTGCAACGCGTGATCGGCGGGTCGACCGTGTACATGCTCGAGAAGTTCGCGCGCGACGACGAAGCGGCGGTCGACACGGTGTGCAAGGTCATGGATTCGCACGTCACCGGGACGGGGGCGCACGCGACGACGATCGGCGGGCTCGATCACCTCGAGGGCGAAGGGGTTGTGGCGTGGGTCGACGGCGCGCCCGTTCTCGATCCTTCGATCACGACGCCCGGCGAAGACGACTCGATGGTCTTCACCGTCACCGGTGGCGAGATCGAATTGCCTGAGGCGGTGACGGGGGGGTACTGCGTCGGCCTCGCCTATGACGTGAAGTACAAGTCGGCGCGCCTTGCGTATGGGGTGGAAGGCTACACGCCGATGCTCAAGAACAAGGCGCTGGCGCGCCTCGGCCTCATGCTGGGTGACTATGTGCGATCGGGCGTGAAGTACGGCACGGTTCGCGGCGGCAAGGGGCGGTTCGATGCGCCTTGGAACCTGCCCGACCTATCGCCTGCCACGGGGGACGTTGCCGAAGAGATCGTTGCCGGCCCAGGCGATGACGAATGGCCGGTTTCCCCCGGCTCAGAGATCGACCTTGATATCCGCGTGTGCGTAGCTGGGCGCTCACCGAAACCATTCTCGATTCTGTCACTTGTCCTCGCGATCGAAACCTACCGCTAAACTCGAGATCGATCCGCTCACCCTCGCTGAGCTCGAACGGATCACGCAACGCCCCGTCACCTTCCCCATTGCCGCATGGGGCGGATATCGCACTGTGCGCAAAAAGCGGAAGCTGGTCGCATATGGCGGGCTCGCGTGGCGCTTCATCCCTCCAGGGCAAGAACGGCCGCGCTGCGATATCTTCCTCGATGTGGTGGACGGCAAGTTGCTATCCGGCCTCACCCTAGTCCGCTGGGCTCAGCGCATGTTAAGGGTGGCCGTGCAAATGGGCGAAGAGGCGGTCTATTGCATCCGGGACGATGAGCCCAACAGCGCGCGGCTGCTCGAGCTCGTCGGCATGACCCGGATCGAAGACGTGGCGATCAAGTTCGACGACGGGTCGAAGCGCACGGGGGAGATATACGTATGGCGTCGCTCGCAACTATCGCCGCCGTCGTCGGGATCGCCGGCACAGCCGTAAGCGCCGGCGCCGCGGTCTATTCCGCATACAACACCTATCAGCAAGGCGTCGCTCAAAAGCAGGAGTTCGATCGGCAAGCGGCGGTCGATGAGGCGCACGGCCGGGCGGAGGGCGCTGCGGCACAGCGCGACGCCGAACAGCGGCGCCGTGAGGGGCGGTTGATCATGTCTCGCCAGCAAGCGATTGCGGCCGCCAGCGGCGCCGGCTCGGGCTCGGATGCGCCAACGATCGAGAAGATCATGTCGGACACCGGGCGGCTTGCGGAAACCGGCGCGCAATCGATCATGTATCAGGGCGAAGCCCGCCGCGACGATTACTTCAACTCCGCCAGCGCACGGCGCACGTCGGGGCAGAACAATTTCTTCGGCTCGATCCTGCGCAGCGTGGGCACGCTCGCGGGCGGGATCGGCCGGCTCGGTGAAACGTCTGATCGCTGGGGATCGCAAATCAACTATCTGACCGCTGGGGCATAAATGGCGCAGTCTAAAATTCGACGTATCCCGACCGCGGATAACGTCTCGGCTCCCGTGTCGCTTCGCCCCTCGGGAAGCAACCCCGGCATTGACGTCGACGCGCCCTTCGAAGGCGGCCGCGCGCTCGCTGCCGGCGTTGATCAGCTTGGGCAGGGATTGCAGGCGGGCGCCGAATCCGTGCTCGCCAAGGAACGAGTCTCCCAAGTTGCGGCGGCCGACGCGGCATGGCTCAAAGGCTCTCTCGATATCGGCAATCGCTACCAGAACGATCCCGATTTCTCGACCTTCGATAAGCGCGTGCAACAGGACACGGGCACGCTGCGCGACGAAGCCGCCAAGCTGATCCGCGACCCGGAAGCAAAGCAGGCATGGATCGCGGCGGTCGAGCAAAAGCGGATCACCCTGCACGACGCGGTGAACGATTACGGCCGCGAGCTCAGCCAGGACGCCGACCGCACGGCGCTCTCGACGTCGATCGACGATCTCGCCAAGGTCTATGCTGATCCCTCAACGCCGATGGTCACGCGGGACCAAGCCCGCCGGCAAATCGAAACCTCGATCCGGATCGCCGAAAGGTCCGGCCTGATCCGGGCGAGCGAGGCGGCAAAGCTGCGCGTCGCCGGCCTCGAGCAGGCCGACGAAGCGCTCGCCTGGAACCGCGTCCGGCTCGACGTGATCACCAATCCGCAAGCGGTGCTGAATGGCGTCGCGATCCCGGCGCCAACCGACGTCGGGGGCGGCGCGCTCACGTCGGCAATCTCGGCCGCCAACGGGGGCGCCCTGCCGCAATTCGACTATGCACTCGCAAAGATCACCGCCGAATCGATCAACGACGCGAATTTCCCGACCGACCCCAAGCAGGCGGCGGCCTATCTCTCCGATCCGGAGAAGGCGGCCGAATACACCGCTGCCGCAACGGCGATGCTCCAGGATCGCTATAAGGGCGATCTGAGTGCCGTAGTGATTGCGCTCGATCCCAAGGGCGGCACGGTGCTCGCGGACGCGTGGGTGAGGTCCGGCCACGACGAAGACAAGCTGCCGCCAGAGGTCCGCGCACGGTTCCGCAAGACGATGCAGGCATACGCGCCGGCGGTGTCGGGTGAGCGGATCGCAATCGAGGCTGAACCGGGCGTCGATCTCAACAATAGCGATCCCGCGGTGCTCGATCGCTATGAGCAGTTGCAAACCAATTTCGGGCGCGCGCTGCCGCTGATCTCGGCCGCTCGAGACAGTGAGCACAACAAGGCGGTGGGTGGCGCCGACAATTCGCAGCATTTGGACGGCCGCGCGCTCGATATCGACGTGTCGTCGCTGTCGACCGAAGAGCGGGTGCAATTCCTGCAAATGGCCTCGGCGATGGGCTTTACCGGGCTCGGCGTTTACAAGAATTCCGTGCATCTGGACACGGGCGAGGTTCGCGCTTGGGGGCCGGATCACTCGTCGGAGTCGGTCCCGGCATGGGCGAAGCCGACGACGGATGCCCATATCTCCGGCACGGCGCCCGACGTCCCGCTCGTCTATCAGCCGGTCGATCCGCGCTATGCGGCGCTCTCCTTCGATCAGCGCCTGCGCATTGCATCGGAAGCCCGCACGGCCCTCAAAGAACAGGGCATCAACATGCAAGCCTCGCTCGAGACGATCGGGCAGAACGCGCCGGTGGCGATCGCCAACACCGGCACCTATGACGGTGCGCTGCCCGACGCGAACGCGTTCGTGAAAGCCTACGGCGCCGAAGAGGGGATTCAGCGGTATCGGTCTTTCGAGGCGTCCGTCGACGCGGCGCGGATCACCTTCGGATTCCGGATGCAATCGACCGATGAGATCATGGCCCAAGTCGGCGCCGCGGCCCCGAAGTCGAGCGGCAATGAAGCCTACCTCGAAACCAAGCGCTTCGAATTGATCTCGGCGGCGGCGGAAACCACGATCAAGGCGCGCAACGCCGATCCGGCCGGCTATGTGTTCAACATCTTCCCCGACGTCGCCAAGGCGTTCGAGGCGGCCGAAGACGATCCGGGCAAGTTCACCGAAGCTCTGTCGAAGATGGAGGCGGCGCAGGCGGAGCTTGGGATCGACCGGCCGCAATTGCTGCCAAAGCAGATGGCGGCGAACGCCGTCGCACAGTTCAACGATATCACCCTCAATGCCAGCGAGCGGGTGGGCGCCGTGGCCGGCCTCGTGCTGCGCACCGACAATGAGAACCAACAGAAGGCGATCCTCGATCAACTGCTCGGTGCTGGCCTGCCGCCGCACCTACAGGGCGCGATCGCGGCCTTTGCGCGAAACGATCAACTCGGCTCCTTCAACCTCATGCGCGCCGCCCTGGTCGACCCCGACAAGCTCGCCGGCGAGCTCCCGGCCGGGATCACGTCGACGCAAGTCAACGGCGCGATTCAGGATCGGATTTTCGATGAGGGGCAAATCGGCGACGTGCTCTATGGCGTGACGTCGGGCTCGGCCGACAACTTCGCCCGCATGGAGGCCGATACGGCGCTGATCAATCGGGGGGTGCGCCTGCACCTGATCGACGGGTCGGCGGGCGGCGACGTCAACCGCGCGGTCGATCTCACGATCAGGGACATGTACGGCGACACTCGAGTCGCTGTGGGGCAGGGCTACAAGATCGCGCTGCCGGCGGATGCCGACCCACAAACCTACGATCGCGGGTTCTCGCAATTGCTCCCCCAGGTCCGTGAGGCGCTGGCAACCGATATGCGCGACGGGCTGCTCGATATCCTTGGGGATCAGGTCGATATCCGCTCGTCTGGTATGTCGGAGATCACGCGCATGGGTGTGGAAAACGCGCTCAATCAGGTGATGAGCGAGGGATATTTCGTCAACGCCGGCAAGGATCAATTCCAGTTCTTCAACCCCTTCACCGGCACGGTCATCGGCGACGGCACGGGCAAGCCGCTCCTGTTCGGCAATTCCGACGTGATCGCCGCGTCGACGAATGCGCCGCCGCCCAGCGACGCGGCGCCGTCGGATTGGGCCTGGAACCTCTCGGGGTTGATGTGAGCACGATCTTTGACCCGGCCCCGTCCTACCGTGTCGCCCAGCGCGCGGAAAATGCACGTCTCGCCCTCGATCTCCCACTGACGACGCTCAACACGCTGGGGCTCGGTATCCAGTCCGGATTTGTCGATAGCTTCGGCATCGGCACGGCGGTCAAGGATTTCTCGACGCCGCGCGGGGCGACGTCGCCGACGCTGCCGCCCGCCATCATGGGCAACCCGATCACCGGCCCGCTGGTCACTGGCTATGAGGCCGCGCGGCGTCTCTTGGGTGCGCCGACGACGGGGCCGACGATCTCCGAAGAGGATTGGAAGAAGTCGGAATTCTACCGCGACGGCGTGCCGTGGGATGCCGGCATGACGACGGATCGGGCGGCCGCGATTGCGACGCAATACGATATCCGCAAGGCCCGCGAATTCTTCGGGCAAAAGGACATGCTGCCGTCCCTGCTTGGGCAGTTCATCGGCGGCGCCGGCGATCCGATCAACTATGTGCCGATCTTCGGGCAGGCCGCTCGAGTCGCGGCAACGACGCGGTTCGGCGTGATCGCCGGGCACGGCCTGATCGGGGCGAGCGAAGCGGCGATCAACACGGCGGTCTTTGGCGCCCTCACCACGCCCTTCCGCGGCGCCCTGGGCGAAGACGTGAGCTTCGAAGCGGCGATCAACAATATCGCCTTCTCAGCGATCGCCGGCGCGGTCTTTGGCGGCGGATTCGCGGCGGTTGGGCAAGTGGCATCCCGGCGAGCTCAACGGGCCGAAGCCGCGGTGCAAGAATCCATCCGGTCGCTGCGCAACATCGAAGCCTCGCGCGACGTGCTCAACGACGCGATTTCGTCGATCGTCGAAACCGGCGACGTGCGCCTCTTGCCGAAGTCGAAGGCTGTGCTCGAGCGGATCACGGCCGATGCTGTCGATCGACAGCAAGCGGCCCGGGCGCTGGATACCGAAACCCGGGGCGTTGCCGGCACAAAGGCGGGCGAGGTCGCGATCGCGCCGTCGGGCGCCCGGATCGCGGTCCGGCCGGAAGTGGTCGAAATGTCGAGCCTCCGCCCCGCGACCGGCGCGCTCCAGGTCCGCGATCGCTCGATGAACAATGCGGCGAACGTGACGCAAATCGAGGATATCGCGATCAACCTCGATCCCGCGCGCCTCATGCCCAACGTCGACGCCTCCCAGGGCGCGCCGATCGTCGGGCCGGATGGTGTCGTCGACTCGGGCAACGGCCGCACCGCCGCGATCTCGCGCGCGTATGAAGCCTATCCGGAGAAGGCCGCGGCATATCGGCAAGCCCTGATCGACGCCGGCTATCCCGACGCCGCGAACATGCAACAGCCGGTGCTTATTCAGCGCCGCGTGACGGAACTCTCCCCCGAAGCTCGAGCGCAGTTCAACGCCGATGCGAACGCGTCGACGACGGCGCGCATGTCCGCGGTCGAAACGGCCGCCCTCGATCGCGCGGCGCTCACGGATTCGGTTATGGACGCCTACGCCGATGCGCCGGTGACGGCGGCCTCCAACCGGGGCTTTGTCGCCCGCTTCCTCGGCAACCTGCCGGCCAATGAGCGGCTTGCCCTGGTCGACCGGGACGGCGGCCTCTCGGCCGACGGCGCCCGCCGGATTGAGAACGCAATGGTGGCGGCCGCCTATGGCGACGTCGACGCCACGGTGATCCGCAAGTTCGCCGAAGCGACGGACGATAACACCCGCTCGATCGTGGGCGCGCTGGCCGACGTCGCCGGCAAGTGGATCGGCATGCGGCGCGCGATCACCCGGGGCGAGATCGACGCCGATTTCGACATGACGCCCGAACTCACCGAAGCGCTGCGTAAGCTGAGCGGATGGCGCGAACAGGCGGCCCGGGAAGGCCGACCGGTGTCGATCGTCATCAAGGAAGGGCTGGGGCAGGGCGACATGCTCGCCGGCGACGTGTCGGCGCCAACGCAATTGTTCGTCCGGTCGTTCTATGCGAGCGGGGAATTCACCCAGGCCGCTTCTCGTGAAACAATCGCGGGCCGGCTCAGCGATCTGATCAACTCGTCGATCGAGCTCGGCCAGCCCGATATGTTGGGCGAAGCCTACGCGGCGACAAAGTTGGGAGTGCTCAAGCGTGTCTATTCCGATATCGAAACCGACTTTCTCGAAGCTGTCAGCCTTCGCACGGGCACTGACGATCTCGGCGGCACGGGAAGGGGACTTGGACCTCGCTCGGGTCGCCAAGGCGGTGCGGACGGCGCTGGCGGATACCGGCCCGGCCGAACTACTCCCGCCAGCCCCGCGGAACGTCGAGCCGCCACCCGCAACCTAAAGGATAGCGCGCCCACCCGCTCGATCGATGAGCTCTATGCGGTGGCCGATGGGCATCAAGCCGCGCTCGACGAGCTCGGCAAGACGCTCGGCGATTGGGTCAATCCCGGCCTCAAGGATCGCGCCTCGGCGGAAACGAAGATGGCGCGCAAGGGGTACGAGTCGACTCGCGAATTGACCGATGTCGTGCGCGGCGGCTTCAAGGTCAAAACCCCTGCCGACGCCGAAGATATCATCGAAGCGCTGGCCCGCCGGTGGCGTGTGGTCGATGAGGGCTGGAACATCACCCAGGCCGGCTATTTCGACCGCAAGGTGCTTGTGCAATTCGAAGACGGCACGATCGGCGAAGTGCAAATCTGGCATCCGGACATGCCGGCGGCGAAGAAGGCCGGCCATGCGCTCTATGAACAGATGCGCGATCTCAAGCCGGACGATCCGCGGTTCATGGAACTGCTCGACGCGCAGAAGGCGCTTTACCTCGAGGCGGTCGCCAAGTCCTCGGACGACTGGCTCCCGGTGATCTCGAGGCTGGTCGACGAAATGCCGGGCGGCAAGCCGGCCTCGGGGAACGCCTCTTCGAACGCTGCCGGCGAAAGCTTGGTCCCGGAGTCGATGATCTCGGCCGCCGACGCCTCGCGCCAATCGCCGCCGGATGCGGGGATGAACCAAGCGGAACTGCCGCTGATCACGGCCGGCCGGCCTTCCCAATCGAAGAACGATGTTTCCATGACGGGCAACCTACGCGCGCCCATCATCGACATGCAAGAGCCGCAACCGGAACCGCCGCCGGACGGGCTGCTCGAGGCCGCCGCCCGCGTGGGTAAATCCGAAGACG